GACAACGTCAAAATGGAAGTCGAGCTCATCGCGCCGATTGCCATGGACCAGGGCCTGCGCTTCGCCATCCGCGAAGGCGGCCGCACCGTCGGTGCAGGCGTCGTCTCCAGCGTGACGAAGTAAGACCGACCTTTAGTCCAGTGGACTGAAAACAGGTTGGACTTGCCCCGGCAGGGGCGACACAAGATCAAAGGGCTGTCCGTAAGGGCAGCCCTTTTTCATTGCCGAACGGTGCAGCTTCTGCTGAACACGGAGACATGCCCAAACGGATCGATTTCATGATTGCCGGGGTGCAGAAGGGCGGGACCACCTCACTCGATGCCTATCTGCGCCAACATCCGGATATCTCAATGGCGAAGAAGAAAGAGGTTCACTTCTTCGACAAGCGCCCCCCGACCGGCATCCGCCCACTCGATTACTGGATCTATCACCAGCAGTTTCACTGGAACGAGAAAGCCCGCGGCGCAAAGCTCGGTGAGGCGACGCCGATCCTGACCTGGTGGACGGGTGCGATGGAGCGGCTCTGGCGGTACAATCCCCACATCAAGGTCATCATGTTGCTGCGTGATCCGGTCGAGCGCGCCTGGTCGCATTTTCGCATGGACAAGCGCCTGCAGCGTGAAGGCGAGACCTTCTCCAACGCGATCCGCACCGAGCGCGAACGCGCCCGCCGCTCACTGCCCGGGCAGGATCGTGAACGTTCACAGGTCTCGCGCGGCTTCTACGCTCATCAGGTCCGTAATCTCAAACGGCTTTTCCCGGACGAGCAGCTCCTCTTCCTGCGAAGTGAAGACCTTTCGGCCAGCTCGCAGCCCGAACTGGACAAGGTCACTGACTTTCTCGGCGTATCGCGTTTCGTGTTTACCGAAGAGCCCCGGCATAATAGCGCGACCGATCGCGAAACCATGCTCCCAGAAGACCGCGCGTTGCTGCAAGATGCCTACGGCCTTGATGCGGAAGAGACCCGCAGTCTGCTCGGATGGGACAAGGGACCGTGGAGCGTCTGAAACGGTTTGCAGTCGCCCGCGCCGAAGCCTGTTGCACTCAGGCTCGTGATCGGGCATTACACCGCTTCGCCTGAGCGGGTATAGCTCAGCTGGTAGAGCGGCGGTCTCCAAAACCGCAGGTCCTGGGTTCAAGTCCTAGTGCCCGTGCCAGGCGATCTTATTACAGGTTTGGCCAGATCAGGGCCTTGTGTTTTCCGTCGCGTATCCCGCTGTCTGACGGAATTTTCCGTCAAACCGTTCCGTTTTTGGCCTGCGCCGAGCTTATCATCTGCCTTCCGGCTACTCGCGCTGCGTTGGCTCTGCGGGCCGCAATCAGCGTCGGCGGGGTGTAAACGGCATCGAGCGACTTGTCCTTGTCGAGGCCGTTGGCGAGCAGGGCGGCGCGATCTTCGGGGCTGGCGTTTCCGAGCGCGGCTTCGAGGTTGGCTGTCCGCCGGATGTCCATCGCGCGGCGGGTCTCGTCTTCGCCGAGCGCGGCCTCGCGGACGATGGCGAAGTCTCGCGCGAACTCGTCTGAGTCCTTCCATGGTGCGACTTTCCGGCGTTTGCGGATCGGCGGAGCATGCCGGCGGAAGATCGGCGCGTCCGGATGAAGGCTGACGCCCAGCGAGGCGATATAGGCGAGAATGTCGTCATAGAGCTCCTGGCTGATCGCCTGGAAGCCATCGACGCCGGTCTTCTCTCGCGCGCGGTCGATATATGGCCCTTCAGGCGACACGCAGAGCGCGCCTTCGTTCAGGTTGCGCGCATCGACCGGGGCGCGGGCCGTTTCGTACATGAGACGAATGCAGAGCGACATCGAGGTCATCGACAGGTCGGCGGCGGCTTGAACCATCAGCGCGATCTCCTCCGGCGCAAAAAAGGCTTGGCGGGCTTTCGGTTTCCTGTTGCGGATGTGCTGCGTCGGATCGACGGGGATCACCCGGCGGGCAACCGCATCCTGAAGGATGGCCCGCAACTTGGCGATGGCCCGGTGACGGGTGCGCGGTGAGTGATCGCGGCCGAGATCGCGGTAAAAGTCGGTGATGTGGTCTGGCGTGATGTCGGTGATGATCGTGTCGCCGAGGGCTGGGCCGATCCGCAACCAGGCAATGTCATACTCCTCGGCCGTGCGTGTCGCGATCTCGCGGTGTTCGACGCGATCCCAGAGACGGGCGCGGAAATGGTGCCAGAAATGCGCGAGAGAGCCTTCTCGGTAGGCTGGCGCGGCCTGACGCGTCTCCTTGGCCTTCTTGGCCTTAGCTGTCTCCAGGCGGGCTTTCTCGCGTCCCTCCGCGTCGTCGGGCCAGTGTTTCGGCTTGAAGCCGAGCGCCCGCAGCTTCTTCGACGGCTCCCAGTAGCGAACGCCGTTCACCACCCGGGTATATTCAATCGGCTCCATGTCCGGACGCCTGTTTCCCACCAAACGCTCCCTCGATCAGATTGCCCGCCTTCCGGGCGCCGCTATCAAGGCTCGGAACCAGCCCGCTGTCCATAGGCAAGGCCTCGACCTCGATCGATCCGTCTGCGAGGCAGATGATGCGCGGCCGCATGCCGGCGCCGACGATCTCCTTGATCGCCGCGCAGACAATCTGGGGGCGGGAGGGCTGGCGGGCGGTCATTTGTCCGGGGCCTTGGGTTGGGAGGCGAGGGCAGCCTCGCGGCTGAGGTATCTGATGACAGCCCGTTCCTCAGCGTTATACTTGCCCTTGTCGGCGACCTCACTCTCCAGCCAGCGCGCGACCACGGCGGGCACATCTGTCGTCTCGATAAAGAAGGGCGTTGGCTCACCGTCTACGGGCTCGCCAAGTGTCGCGGCTTCGAACAGCATTTCGAGTAACGTCATGATCCTGCTCCCTTGAGGGCTGCGGGATTGTTTTCAAGCGGCCCCCATATTCTCTGCCGGTCTTCTCCAAGGCTTTCAAACGAGTAGCCTTGTCGCTGGCTGGCGATCCATTCGGCCATATGCTCTATGTGTTGGGTCGCGCACTTAAGCGCCGCTTCCAGCTCAGAGACCCGTCCATCTGGGGTGGATTGACCGGGTGGTATCGGCATCCATGCGTCGAACGCTTCTTCGGGATAGGCGTGCTCATAGCATGTGCTGACCCAAGGCATTCCAGCGACAGCATCACCGGTCCATATCCCGGCCCACGGTCTGTCGTATTGTTTGTGTCGCAGAAGAACGGGCGTGCGATTTCTCGGCGCATTCTCCATATCCTCCCGCCACCCAGCGGGGATGGGAGAGGCGGAGCGGAGAAGCTGTGCCGCGAATTTCTTGGCGTCGTCCGGCTGTAGTCGAACAGGCTCGCTGCAATAGCAAAGGTGGTCGATTTCGCAGAGCGCAACACTCAGCTCTTCCAGCTTATCTGTCATTGGGAGTCTCCTTTGAGGACAATAACCGGCTTGCCTTTCGCGACCCGTGCGAGGCTATCAAGCGGGCTTTCGCTGCGTTCGTCCGAGCCGCGCCGGATCGAGATCATTTCGCCGTATTCGGCCAGTACGGCGTTCGCAGCCGACTCGTAGTCCGTAATCTCGTCATTCGGCAGGGCGGGGTACTGAGCGATGAGAAGGTCTTTCATCCGCTTCCAAATGTGACCCTGCCCCAACTCATGGGTCCAGACGGGGTGGCCAAGCACCCATTCTGAAAGCTCGTGGATGTCCGATATGCTCATAGGTTTCGCGAGCGTGATCCCGCTTGATGCGCTTGCCACAACCACGGTTCTAAATTCCTTGGTCTCACTCATCTTTTTTGTCCTTCAGTTGGGAGGTGATGCGCTTGCGGGCCTCGTCCATTGCCAAGTCCACATCGAAGCGATGCGGTAGCGGAGCATGCGTGCCGCCGAGCGGGCCGGGACGCGCTCGCAGGCGGTCCTGTGCGATCTCATAGGCCAGGCGGCGGACTTCATCTTCGTTGTCGCTCATGCCTTCATCCCTCCGGTGGGAGCGAGTTGGTCGACGTTTCCGCGGATCACTTCGAAGGTGAGGGCGACGATGTCGGGATTGTCGTCCCAGCGCTTCCCATCGACGGGATGAAGCGAATCCCATAGCCACCCGAACCTGTCGCGCTCGTTCTGGATGTAAGAGCCAGCAGGTGCGATGCAGAGCACATCTTCTCTCCATTGGATCCATTCATCATCGATCGCACCTTCGGCATAAGCCTCTTCGGTCGTGAGGGCTTTAACCGGCTGAAACCGTACATCCGTCACCCGCAACGTCAGGCGTGAGGCCCAGCGGGGCATGTGGATGGAGGGTCGCCACTTCACCTCGCGCTGAGGATCACCGGGCTGGATGGAAGACCACCGATTGCCTCTCTGGTCTCTCGCATCGGCGCGATATACCGCGAGGTTGTGCTGAGTGAATGTGAACGCTTCGCGCACATAGAGCAGGTCTCCCGGCTCGCATTTCCGCAGCGGCGACGTGGCCAGCCGGCGCGTCTGGGTCTTCCTGCCGTCGAGGAGGGCGCGCACCATGTCCTGGCTGAAGATGATGGGGCGGATCGTCATAGCAGCCCCGCAACGTGAAGCGCCAAAGTCAGCAGACCGGCCCCAAAGAGACACGCGAAGCCATTCGCGGTGACTTCAGGCCATTTCGTCGTGACCGAATTGAGGCCCACGAGAGCGCCCAAACAGAACATGAAGCCGAGAAGTCCGATCAGAGCGGCGGCGATGTAAGCGATGATCATGTCAGCTCCTTCAGCGCCTGGTCAGCGGCGGCGTTAATTTCGGCGAGCAGCTCAGGAGAGCCGCCCTTGTCCGGGTGATGCTTTGCGGCCAGCTCGCGGCGGCGGTTCTTCACGTCCGCAGCTGATGCCGTTTGAGGCAGGCCCAGCACGTCGCGCCAATGTCGCGAACCGGACGGAGGCGGTAGCGCAGCGAAAGCTTGCAGCGTCTCCTTGGCGCTCTGGACGCCATAGCGCTCGATCCGGCGGGTCGCCTCGATATGCTGGGCGAGGCCCGCAAGGTTCTGAGCGACGCTCTCATAGGTGTCGCAGGCGAGCGTGATCGGGTCGCCGTCGAGTGTGAAATAAATGGCCACGCCGGGATCTGCGGGCTCACCCTGATTGGCGGCGGGCCGTCCGGTGATCGTCGGCTTGATGTCGGTTGAGATCACGAGGTTGACGCCGCCGAGACGTTCGACCTCCAGCTCCAGCCGTTCGGCCGCTTCCGGAATCCTGATCCGTTTCTTGTCATGCGTGAACTCGCCGCGCTGGCGGTCGCTCCAGTGGGTCCGCTTCCGGAAACTGGGCCATGTGAGGGGGAAGGCTTGTGGGGTCATGAGAAAATCACCGCACCGTTGCTTTCGGCGGCCTCCTCTATGGCTCTGTGAAAGTCGTTGTAGAGGCGAACGAAATCGCCATTAGGCATGACCTGTTCAGTCGCCTTTCCAGCGTAATCGCGGAAGTCTTGAAGCAGTTTTTTGCAGACGACCGGGCCAAGCACGCCTTCACAGTCGGAGAATTTGATCAGCTCCCAAAAGGGACCGCCATCTGCATGCCAAGCACCTACGTCGGCTCCTGTGCGTGGTGACCCGAAGCCGTCAAATTCTTCGGACTGCTCAGGGTATCCCGCGATCTCCGCAAGAGCGTTTCGCCAGCGATTGTAGTACGAGTATGCCCCGGCTCCGAAGCTGTGACCCTCATCTGCGACGATGACTGGTCGTCTTGGAAGACCTTCGCCGCGTGCGGCAAAGTCTGCATGGTTCCTTTCGTTGCCGCCATCAGGATAAACCGCATTTCCTGCCTCGTCCTCTCCCCCGTTGAATGCCCCTACTGGGCTGGCCCACGATTTCACAACATAGACATCAAGTCCCATCTATTTCTCCTGTTCATGAGGTGTGAGCATTGGTGAGGGCGTGAAGTGATCCAGGGGCTCGAAATAGCGAGCTGGCACATCCTCGCGGATGAGGCGGACGATCTCTTCGAGGTGATCGATCTCCTCCTGATCGTGCCTGCCGGATTGCGTACAGGTGACGAGCGCGTCTGACAGGCGCAGAAGGGCGCGGTCCTTGCCGGTCATGCCGCACCCTTTCTTTCTAGGTATTCAGCCCGGTCCTGCTTGAAGAGGGCGATCAGTTCGCCGCGCTTGTGGTCGAGGATTTCGAGCGCCTGGATCGCCCGGTCGATGTCGAACATGCCGAAGTGACACTCGCTCTCCGGAATCCGCATGGTCTCAGCGAGCCAGCGATAGGCCTTGCGGCGCGCGCCATGATCGCCCCATGCCTTCGCCGGCCGCCAGAGCGGATCGAACGCGGCATGACAGGCCTGTTTCAGCTTTCTCAGCCGATGGTCGGCAAGACGGCCGAGCGGCCTGATCGTGTTCGGGTGACAGCCGACATAGGCCCCGCATGGGTTGCAGAGATAAAAGCGCTTGTGCTTCAGGTCCCGGCGATGCGGATAGATCACATCGCCGCCGACGAGTTCAGCGTCGTCGCCGCAATATGGACAGGCTGGCAGTTTCCGGCCGCCATGCTTCTGCTGGCAGTGCTGTTCGTAGCCCTGCTCGCTGACATGTTTCCCGCAGAGGCAGCATTCGATCCGACCGGTCAAGACGCTTTCCTTTCGGCATAGCCCTTTGGAAAATTGCTGGCGATATGCGTCCGGATCAGGTCAAAGCAGGCCTCGGCGGTCTCCAGCGCCCCGTCGAGATCACGACCGAGCTTTTCCGTTCCGCCGCCGATCAGGATGGCGAGGGCTTCCGTTGTGCCGGTGATGATCGCGTCGACCGGCTGGCCTGCTGCGCCGTCGAGGACATGCTGCGCCATGCTCTCGCGGGTGTGTGTCACTGGCCGCTCCTGACGTTTCAGGGGTGCCATGCCGATCGCCGAGAGGATGGCCGCCCTGTAGGTTGAAACCAGGACGGCGCGCTGGTCGGCGCTCAAGCCCGTCATGGCCTGCAATGTATCGGCGACCGATCCTGCAAATCTCGCCGTCGCCGATGCGGCGACCGAGGGGAACATGTGGCCTTCGGCTCCCGGTATATCGACTTTGGCACCGAGCAGGTTGCCAAGCGCGATCGAGTAGGCATGGGCTGCCCGAGCAAATGTCTGACCATCCTCGGTCGGCTCGACATCGGAATAGTCTTCGGCTTTCACCACATCCCAGGTCATCGAGAGGAGGGCTTCGGCGGCGTGATCGATTGCCGCCTGCTGGCGGGCGTTCATGCGGACCGGTGTCATGTCAGTTGCTCCAGTGTGTAGGTGACGTCCTCGTCCCAGCCGCCGGTGCGGCGCATCCAGTCGAGATAGGATCGGGGCAGGCGGTCGAAGCGCTCGCCCCTGTGCTTGCCGAAATCGATGGTGCGCAGGCGGCGGGGCCGGGAGGAAACCTCGATCAGCTGTTCGGCGGTCCATCCGGCTGCTGTCAGCCGGTCGAGAATGCCGAGCGTGGTGTAGGCGTCGTAAAGCGCGCGGTGGGCGTGGCCTGCGCTCGCTGGCGGCGATGGCGTCCCCAGCCAGTAGCGAAGCACCTGATTGGCGTAGGACGGCGCGTCATGCCACTGCTCATAGGCGGCCTTCATGGTGCACACCCATTGGCCGCCAAGCATCGGCAACATGCGCCGGTCGAAGGCGGCGTGGTGCGCGATGTAAAGGTCGAAGCCGTGAAACGGTTTCACCGCTTCCTCGATCTTCTGGGCGCCAGTAACATCCTCGTCGGTGATGTGGTGGATCGCCTTGGCCTGAGCGGGGATAGGCATGTCCGGATCGACGAAAGTGTGCAGGCGCTGCAGGTACTTGTCCGGCCCAAGGATCATGTCCTCGCCGTCCCAGACGAAGGCGATTCCGCCGATCTCGACGACTTTCGCATCCTCTTCGATGCCGGTGGTTTCGGTGTCTATGACAATGCAGCGCATCAGCCTTCCTCCACTTCCGGTGCGTTGATGGCTTCCATCAGGATCGCCTCGGCCTTGGTCGATATCTCGCAGGCTTCTCGGAAGGGCGCGTCGTAATCGCTGGACGCCCGGTCGCGGTCGATCGTCGAAAGGCCGACATACCAGGCTGCAAAGCTCTCGGCCCATGCGATAGCGGCCTTGGCATTCGCGCCTGCGAGCTTCGCCGGCGGGGCCTTTGGCGGCTGGGGCGGTGGCGCTGGTGTCGGCGGTGGCGGCGCGGGCGGATCGCTCTCGCCGAGCAGGTCGCCCTGCGGCGCGCCCGTGTTAATTTTTTCTCCCTCATTTGAGGGCGAAGTCCTGAACATGGCGTCGTAGCCGGTCTCGTCCGATGCGGGCGTCTCCGTTTCGCTGGGCTGCGATTCCGGCTCCCGATCTTTCGTCTCGGGCTCTGGCTCGATGATCTCTGCGTCTTCGGCCATGGTCGGGTCATTGTCCCCAGCCTCAGCTTTTGGCTCGCCCTTCAGCGAGCGGGTCAGGCGCGTGGCGGCGTCTTCATCGGGCGAGGGCGTGACATTGACGATGGTGTCGACCTCGTCCTGGCTGTAGATGCCCATGAGGATGTGCGGCGCATGTCTGCGCGCCCAGAGCCGCGAGCCATAGTAAGACAGCTGCTGGTCGGGTTCGCTCTGCCAGAGCGGCGAGTTCTTGGTCTTGATCTGCCCAATCTGGTTCGACGTGATGGTCTGGTCGCGTCGGGCGCCTTTCAACCGTCCCGTGACCGTCACCTGGCGGCTCGGTCCGGTGCCTTCAAAAGTGAAGTCCAGCGGGGCTTCGAGCTCGCCCGACCCGAGAAGCATCGCGTAAATTGCCTGCGCTTCCCATGCCAGCGTTTCGACGCCAGCCTTGTTTTCCACGATGTAGGCCTTGGTCGATAGCATGAAAGGGTCCAGGCCAAATCTACCGGCAATCATCGTGGTGCCGAGGCACGCGCCGATATTGCCGCGGCAGGCGGGGCCGACCATGACGCCCGCGCGGCTCATCAGGGCAGCAAACTCCATCATCTGGCCTGCATCCGAAAAGGCCGGCAGATAGGCAGAGCCCCGGCGGGCTATGGGGACGATTGCGCCGCGCTCGCGCGCCTCAGCAACCGTTCTGGCGGGCGTAAATTCGTCTGACTGGGTTCCGTCTGGCATGGGTAGGCTCCGTTAGAAATTGAATGAAACGTGCGGGATCTCGCCCGCGATGATGGCGGTGACGAGATCGACCGCGGCGTCCTCGTCGATCAGGCCGCGCTCGGTCATGGCTCCGACCGCTTCGGTCTGGACCTTCTGGCGATGCTTGCGGTCGGCTTCCCGTCTGGCGCGCTCGGCGGCCGCCTGAGCTTCTGCCTCTTCCTTTTCGCGAAGGCGGCGCTCGGCCTCTTCCTTGGCGCGTCGTTCGGCAGCGAGCCTTGCAGCCTCTTCGGACTTGCGCAGCGCCTCCTGCTCGGCGGCCTGCCGGCGCGCGGCTTCCTCGGCGCGCTTGGCGGCGCGGGCCTCGGCGTCGCGGATCATCTGCTCTTCTTCGGCCTTGCGACGGGCGGCGGCTTCGGCGCGTTCGCGTTCGGCCCTGGCTTCGGCTTCTCGCTTCTGACGGGCCTCCTCGGCCTTGCGGAGACGTTCAAGCTCTGCGGCGTCGGCTTCGCGTTTTTCAGCCGCGATGATGGCGTCGTCCATCCGGGCGAGCGCATCGGCTTTTGCCGACCTGGCTTTCAGCACTTCGCCGCGAAACAGGTCGGGGTCGATGGTCGCAGCCTCAATCGTCCTGCGATGGGCGACAAGATCGGCCGAGGCCGCGAGCGGGTCGGGCCGGTGCGACATCTGCGCCATGAAGGCTTCAACCCTTGCCTTGCGGGCGTCTTCTGCCTGCTCCCAATCGGTGAGGGGCTTGCGGGCGCGATCCTTCAGGCTGTCGAGCCGGTCGCGGGCATCCCGGCGCACCGCATCCACCTTGGCGATGGCGGCGCGATGATCCTCATTCAGCGCCTTGCCGGCCTTGTCGATCGCTGTCTTCTGCTGGGCGATGGCATAGGCGCGCGAAGCGATGGCCGAGCGGCCTGATGCGGTATCGAGCGTGATCTCTGCCGCCGCGAGTTCGGCTTCGATCTCGCTGCAAAGCTGGTCGAGCATGTCCGGCTCGCGAAACAGGAGCGCGGGGTCAGCGGCGAGCATTTCGCCTACGGCTGCGGAGTTGTGGCCGATATTGGCCATGGCTGTATCAGGCATCTTCAAGGTCCTTTTCGGCTTCAGGCAGCAGGGCACCCATGTTTTTCAGGCGCTTTTTCTCAAAATCGGTGAGCGAGACGGTGACCGGGCCCAGCTCATAGCCAGGCCAGTCCTTGTCCTTCATGCGGCGGGCGAACTCATTGATGGCGAGCCGGTTCTGCCGGTGGCCCCAGATGATGGCCTCGCTGTCGAGGGCGGCGATGTTTGTCACATGCGGCCAGGTCTTCTCGCAGAAGACGAGCGCATAGTTCTGGATCTTCCGGCCCAGCACCTTGCGCATGGCCAGACCGCCAAGCGCCATCTGCATGTGATAGCGATACTTGGTGACGTCGCGCCAGATCGCCGCCGTGGAGGCGTCGGCGACAAATTTCAGGTCGCCGAGCGTGTCATCATTCGGGATGGCGTCGGGCCGGTTCTTGATCCAGATGCCGGTTTCCTCATCCTGGAAGACGAGGGAACATTCGATCTCGCCCTCGAACATGGAGGGGATGAGCGGGTCGGCGAGAAGCGCCTTGTGCATGTCAGTGATTTCGGCGAGGTCGGATTCCTTCAGGATCGCGAGGCCGTCGGCCTCCTTGCTGGCCTTCCACTTGCGCGCTTCCTTTGTGCGATGCTCGTCATAAGGCGAGATCACGAACTCATCGTCCGGCAGCTCGCCTTCAAGGATGATGGCGTGGGCGGCCTTGCCGATGGTGAAAACCTGCTTGGGTGGCGGGTCGCGCCGATCCGGGTTGTACGGGCTGTGCGCCCAGTATTTGGCGGGACAGTCGAGGATGGCGCGCAGACCCGAGGACGAGATGGACGGCCCATCGCAGAGGTCCGGGTCGTGATGATAGCGCTGGATCGGAATCCGGTAGACACCGGGCTTTGTGATCTGCTCATCGTCAGCGAGGGTGATCGGGGTCATGTTCAGTGTCCTTCCGGGTCGAGCTGGAAGCGTTCGGTGTTTGACAGGACGCTTCCGAAAATGGCTGAGAGGTCGGCGAAGGTGCCGTCGAAGGCCTCGGCCGTGTGAGGGATCGCCGCGAGCGGCAGGAAATGCCGGGCGATCTCGTCGGGCAGCTCAGCGAGGGCGTCGGTGCAGATGCGCGCGCCCAGCTCGCGGACATGCGTGAAGCGCTGCATGCCCCAGACATGGATGTAGCCGATGACGCTCTGGACGCGGGCGCGCAGGCGGGTGAGCGCGGTCTCTCTGGCCTCTTCAACCAGCAGGTCGGCGCGATATTTCTCGCTCGCATCGACAAGGCCGCGGGCGGTGAGGGTGACGGGAACGCTCATGAGCGGGCCCCTCCGGTCGGTTGCGCCGGATGGTGGCAGGCTTCGAGAAACGCCGCCTGCGCCCGCACATGAAGTTCATAATCGTCCGGGTCGCGGGTGCGCTGATAGGTGTTCCAGGTCGCGCGGACACGGGCGCGGGCCTCTTCGCGACGCGCGCCGGAGTTCATGGCGCGGCGCTGTTCGGCAAAGGGCAGGGCGATGATCTCGCCGGAGCGGAAGGCGCGGCGATGGGTCATGCGGCGCTCCCTGCGCGGCGACGCTCGGCCTCGCGCCTTGCGATCCATGGATCGATAGCCTCCGGTTTTCCGTAGGTGCGGCGTAGCGCGTTGTAGTGTTTGCGGAAGGGTGTCGAGGTGATGTGGATCGGCTCGGCTTCATTGGTCGCGACGATCCGGTAGCCTCGTGCGGCGAGGCCGGTGATCCACTGGCGGGCTGTCTCGGCGTTGATGCCGATCCGGGCGAGCGCCGTCAGCGCGTCATTCGGGCCCGTGCTGGCGTCGAGCTTGTAACCGGCGGCGGCAAGGTGAACGCAGACATCATCGGCGCGGGCCCATTGGGCGCGGCGCCATTCAGGCGTTTCAGAGCCCTGCCAGAATTGCTGTTGGGCGCGGCCCAGGTCCAGCAGGACGCTTTCGAGGGCGTGAACCCGGTCGCGGTCGCTGATACCTCTGCATCTGATGAAAGCCATTTCGTTCTCCTTCGACAGGGAGAACATAAAATGGCATCTTTACCACGTCAATGGTAAAAGTGGTAAAAAATACCACTTGCCGTCAGTCGGCCCGATACGCAATGTCCCTACGGGGCGGAGGAGGCTTTCATGGCTCGATTGAAGATTATGTTTGGTGTGGTTCTGGTGTCTGCGTGCGTGTCAGGCATTTCGCAGGGGCCGCCGGATGTATCATATACAGTCGAGGCTGAAGCTAACCCGTTAGCTCAATGTCTGGCGGCTTCGTTTCGTCGCGATCCGCGAAGCGCATCGTGCTCTGGTGAGGGAATAAAATTCGAGGAATATGACGCTGTTGGCCAGTCAATGCTGGCGTGCGCCGAGGACGTTCCCACGTTTCACGGAGACGCAAATTACCGATGGACCGTTTTTGTCAGCAAGGCGGAAGAGGGGGCGATAGTCGAAATTTGGCAACATTCGACGCTGCCGGGTGTCGATCCTTATTCTGAGCGAATCTCTCCATTCGTCGAAAGGTGCGTGGAGCAGTTGAGAGGCTAGCCCAGCACCCGGCCCAGCCAGACCACGCGTCCGAGCACGTTCAACCGGTCGCGGTCTGTGACCCTGATCGTCTCGTAAGCGGAGTTGTCTGAGATGACGATCACTGCGCCGGTCTCGAGATCGACTTGGCAGCGCTTAACCAGCAGGTCTTCATCGACCGCGAGTATGTAGAGCCCGTCGCGCCCAATGCGGGCCACCGTCAGATCGACAAGCACCTGATCGGCGTTCGATAGCGTCGGCTCCATACTGTCGCCAGCAACGCGGATTACGGCCAGATTGGAGATGTCTGCGCGCGTGATGCGTTCGAGCTCCTGAGCGCGGTAGGGCTGATATCCAATCGGTTCGCCATCTTCGGCTAAGGAGCCTGGACCTGCACTGGCGCGAATGTCGAAGATTGGGACTGAGTGAATTTCGTCCCGGTACACGGTCTTCGCCACCGCCCCCGCTGAGCCCTCGAGTGGACCTTCTCCATTGAGCCACTCCGGTGTCACTTCAAGCGCATCGGCGAGTTTCTGCAAACTATCGGATCTGACAGACTGTTTGCGACCGTCCATCAAATCCCGAATGAAGGTCGGGGCGAATCCGGCCGCTTTTGACACCTGCGCCGGGTTCAGGCCCAGCTCGGACATGCGGTATTTAACGCGCGCTTTCAAAGACATAACGCTCTAAATACCACTGCTCGTGGCATTGGCGGTAATGGTAAAGTTGCCAAAAACTCTTGACGAATGTGGCAAAGCTGGCATTTTTGCCACGCTATGACACTCGACCAAACTCTCGCGCGACTGACGCGCTTCCAGAAAATCAGCGGCCTCGCCGAGTCGACCATCTCCCGAAAGGTCTTCAAGGACGGTAAGCGATGGAAGCGTTTGCGAGATGTTCGAAGCTGCACAATCGGCCTTCTGGAGCGCGCGAACGACCGTCTCGATGAGCTTGAGAAAACATACCGCGAAGAGAAGGCCACCGCCCAATGAGCGCCGCCGTCCAGCCTCTGCCGATCGATGAAGGTCTTCTCGACGTGCGGGACATGACGATCCTTGAATATGCGGATGCGGGCTATAGCGCCGCGGCCATCGCCTCGATGTTCCAGCTCGAGCCGGCCTATGTGGCCCGGATCATTCGCGAAGCGGAGGAGGTCGCCTGACATGGCATCTGCTCCCGGACCAGTTCCTTGCGGTGGCCGACATCCCACCCGGCCTCACCGTGAGGAAAGGGCCGGCGCGCTTGTCCCTGTAGCGCGCCGGCCCGATTTCAGTTCTCTCAGAATCTCCGCCAGCCTCAGTTTGCGCTCCGCGCTGGCGATGATGAAGGCGGCGCTTCGCAGAAGCTCGCCCGCCTCCTGGTATAGTTCCTCTGACCTGTCCAGTTCGCGCCTCCTTCAGGTGCCGGGGCTGGCCCCGTTTTCATCTGCCACTCCATGGAGATCACCATGGAGCTAGCGATGAGACAAAGCAGTCAGAAAAATCCGGACGGAATGGAGGCCGACGAGGTCACCCGCGACGTCCTTCGCACATATGTCCCGCAGGGGACGCAGAAGAGACTGGCCCGCCTGACCGGTGCCAAACTTTCGACAACCGAGGGCTGGGTCCAGAAGGGAAGCTGGCCGCAGAGAAAGCATCTGGGCGCACTCGTTCGCGAGTTCGGTGCCGATCTGCTGCTCGCCCTCTTTGCCCAGGAAATCGAAGATCATGAAGCAAGGCTCGACCGGGACATCGCCCGTCTCGAAGCGCAGAAAGCTGCATCAGAGGCTCGCCGCAAGGCTGCGGCTCGTCGCCAAGGCATGGCGCAAATTCCGTCTGGCACGCAAGGCGACCTGCGACCGGACAATGACCGATAGGGGCCGGCGATGATCTGGCCCGTTAACCATCTTCTTCGCTGGCTCGACGCGCTTCGCCCTCTGGCGGCGCATGAGCGCAGGCTGCAGCGGGCCGAACGGCTGCTCAGGCGCGGCGAGTTTGAACTCGTCCAGGCCGAGAAAGCCCGCGATCCCGTCTCCGTCAGCCATGCGCGCGTCAAGATCGACGCGGCGATGATGGCCCTCAACCAACTGGAAGGCGGCGTTTCCGAGGCGCCCCGTCCGGCCTCTCACTGGCTTGGTGCAGAGGCGCGCCTGTCCTCGGTCCACCCCAAAGCGAAGGAGACCTCACATGGCCCAGGATGCCAGTGAACAACCGGTCGAGCCGTTTGTCGTCGCGCAGAAAAGCGACATCAAGGCCATGCTCGACACCTATGAAGAGCTGAACGATGAGAAGAAGATTCCCGCGGAAAAGCAGAAAACGCTTCTCGACGAGTTCAACCGCAAGCACTCGGTGCCGCCATGGATCTCGAAGATCCTGCGAAAGTTCGAGAACCTGAAGGACGAAGGCGAGCGCGCAGCCTCCTGGCGGGCGCTGAAGCATGCCGGAAGCCAGCTTGGATTCGATGACCAGTTCGACATCGAGGACGTTGCCCGCAAGGACGCGGCATGATCGTGCTCGCGCTCGATACAAGCTCCAGCCGGACAGGCTGGTGCAAGGGCGAGGCTGGGGGGCCGGTTGCGACCGGCTCCCATGCTTTCCCGCGCTATGGCGACGAGATCGGCAAGCTGCTGGCTCATTTCGAGCGGTGGATGACCGGGCTTTGTGAGGGTGTCGACCTGATCGCCTTTGAACAGCCGGTGCGGCCTTTCCGGGCGGCCAACCTGATCACGCTGCGCAAGCTCTATTCGCTTGCCGGCATGGTCGAACGGGTGGCCGTCCAGACCGGCATCACATGCTGCGAAGTCAACAACTCGACCATGAAGAAGCTGATCTATGGCGATGGCGGCCTGTCCAGCGCCGAGAAGAAGAAGCGGGCGGTCGGCCTTATCCGCGGCTGGGGCGTTGAGACCGGCGACCATGACGAAGCCGATGCGGTCGCCGTCTTCCTGACCGCGATCTCGTTTCGTGACCCGCGAGCCTTCGGAGAATGGCGGATGCGCCGCGACGATATCGCCATGGCGAGGATGGGGGGCAGGGGCTGATGCGTTATCTTTCAGTCTGCTCCGGCATAGAGGCGGCAACCGTCGCATGGCATCCGCTTGGATGGACGCCTGCCGCGTTTAGCGAGATCGAGGCCTTCCCGCGCGGTGTCCTAAAACATCATTATCCGGATGTGCCGTTGCATGGCGACTTCACCACAATTGAGGGCGATCAGTATGGACCAGTTGACCTTCTTGTCGGAGGAACCCCCTGCCAGTCCTTCTCCATCGCCGGCCTCAGAGGTGGACTGGATGACGACCGTGGCAACCTGGCCCTTGAGTTTTGCCGACTTGCTCAAAGAACACGCGCCCGCTGGATCGTTTGGGAAAACGTTCCCGGCGTCTTGTCATCAAATGAAGGACGGGACTTTGGCGCCATCCTCGGAGGGATGGCAGAACTCGGGTATGGGTTCGCCTACCGAGTTCTTGACGCTCAATATGTCCGAGTGGAATCACACGAGCGTGCCGTCCCGCAGCGACGGAGGCGTGTGTTCCTTGTCGGATATCTTGGAGACTGGCGACGTGCCGCAGCGGTACTTCTTGAGCGCGAAGGCTTGCTCCGGAATCCTGCGCCGCGCCGAGAAGCGGGGAAAATCGCTGCCCCAACAATTAGCGCGCGCCCTACAGGCGGTGGTGGCCTCGGAACCGACTTTGACTGCGACGGAGGGCTGATCGCCTCAGACCGTCCCGGCGACGGGACGGTCTCTAGCAAGTGGGCGAAAGGCTCTGGGGGGCCTGCCGGAGACGAGTGTCAGAATCTTGTCGCCATTCAGGAACGATCGGTTAGCGACAATCCCGACAGTGGTCCGCAAGGCTCAGGCTTTCGTAGTGACGGGACTGCCTACACGCTGGAGGCCCGAAACAAGGTTCAGGCCGTGGCGTATGATCTTCGCGGTCGCGACGAGGGCTCGCAATTTGAAGGCCCGCATGAGACGGCAAACATCCGTGCCGGATCTGGTGGGTCCAGCCGCTCCTATGTCGCTTTCGCGCAGAACCAGCGCGAAGAGGTTCGCGAGATGGATGTCTCAGGAGCGCTGGCGGCGGAACCCGGCGTGAAGCAGCAGACCTATGTTGCGTTCTCTTGCAAGGATAACGGCGCAGATGCGATCGAGGACGCTGCCCCGACCATGCGGGCGATGGGGCATGGAGACAGCCATGCCAATGCTGGCGGACAGCTAGCGGTCGCTCATTCTTTGCTCGCTAAACACAATTCAAGTCATGCCGCTGATCAGGACAGCTACGTCGCTCATGCCCTGAGAGGCGAGGGGTTCGATGCCTCGGAAGACGGGACTGGTCGCGGTATCCCGCTGGTTTCGCAGACGTGGGCAGTTCGCCGGCTCACGCCGCTTGAATGCGAACGCCTGCAAGGCTTTCCAGATAACTACACGCGCGTTCCTGGTGCGTCGAAAGGCGGCTGGCGCGATGTCGATCCTGAAGAGTCGGTTGAAGCGCTTGAAGCGCTCGGACTGAACCTTCGCCTCAAGGGCAACACCTGGCGCGTTCAGGACCCGGACGGTCCACGATACAAGGCGCTCGGCAATTCCATGGCTGTTAACGTGATGCGGTGGATCGGTGAGCGGATCGCTGCTGTCGATGCGCTGGATTCCGCCGAAAGTGTACACGCCGCGAGCGCCCATAGGGTGGCGCCATGACAAGAGTTTCAAGCACATCCCTGGCAATGCCAACCAATGCCGCTCCGGACGGACTGGTAAAACAAGGCCCGCCTGCCTCTGATGAGGTCAACGCCGTGCCGGGGGCAGGGGAGAGCGTTGCCGCGCTTGCCGATCCTGCGGACATAGCGGCCAAGGCGGGCAATCCGGCTCCGAACCCGAACTTGGGCTATAGCCGCGCGGAGGGTGACTGGTATGTCGAACCGCGTTGGTGTGTCGATCTTCTGATCGACGCGGAGAATTATGCTGGAAGGGTATGGGACCCGGCCTGCGGGCATCGGACCATCGAGCGTGCCTTCGCAGCGCGGAACTATCCGATCATCTCCAGCGATGTCGCGCGGCGTCCGAACGCGGCCCAGATCGATTTCCTGAAGGTCAGGCCCGGTCATATCGACACGGTCGACCACATCGTCTGCAACCCGCCATACTCGTTGACCGCCGAGTTCGTCGAGACGGCGTTGCTGCATGTTCGCAGCTCGGCCGCCTTCCTTGTGCCGCTGAAGTGGCTCGCCTCCCAGGCGCGGTTCGACCTCTTCGAGCGGATCGGCGCGCCTGCCCGCGTCCACGTCCTCTCCAACCGTCCGAGCATGCCGCCCGGTGCGTTCATCGATCCTGAGACCGGGCTGTTCAATTGCGATGACCCGGCACCCAGGGAGCTCGCCGACGGGACGCTCAAGCTGAAATGGCGCAAGGGCGACAAGCCCGCCAACGGGGCCATCGATTATTGCTGGGTCGTCTTCGTTCCTGGCTATGGCGGGCCGAGCCGGATCTGCTGGCTTGCCCGGGCCGATGCGGTCTCGCGCCCCTCAACCCGCCCCAACACCGTCAGCGCTGCCGAGGCAGCGCTCTCTCGCAAACCGAAAGGAGACCCCTCATGAGCGGATGGCAGAAACTGAAACCGAACGCCAAGCAGCTCCCGGTCGATGCCGGCATTCGCGTCAGCCTGTCCCGCCCGCGCGGTGTCGACGTGCTGAGGGTCCGTGTGCCCACACACATCTGCGAGGAGTACGCGATCGATGAGGGCGACACGTTTGATGCCTATATCGATGGCACGGGTCTGCGGCTGCGCTTCGAATATGCCACCAAGGGCCAGGTCGTCGCCAAAAAGCATGGAAGTGCCAGCCCGACGCGCGCGTTGACCTTTATACTTTCGGCTTTGTCCTTTGGCGAGGACTTCGAGGCCCAGTTCGTTGAGCATGAGAAGATCAATGGCGATCTCTGCGTGACCTTGCCGGTGAAAGCGGAGGCGCGGTCATGATGAAGTATTTTAGTCTGGCCTGGCTGGAGACCTCGTTGTCGCCTCTGGAGAAGCTGCTCTGGCTGTTTCTCTGCGACACGGGCATCGACCAGCTGTTCAAGGGATTCCTGAGCGAGCTCGCCGCTTTCAGCGGGGCGAGCGCTGAAGAAGTGTTGGCCGCCCTGCGAAACCTTGACGCTGACGGACACATATCCCTCATCACGCTTTCAAATCACGATGGCTTTGTGACCATTGAAACGAAGTATGCGGCGATAGAGCGCGCTCATCAGGCCTCGCTGAAGCGGAGGCGTAAATGAGTCGATTCGCTGCCGTTCCAACTGCCGCGCTAGACGATCCGCGCATCGAGGCCATGCACATCCGGGTGCTGACCTCGCTCTGCTCGTTCGCAGACAAGGACGGATGGTGCCGGGTCGGCCAGGACAAGATCGCGTTGCGTGCCCGGACGAACAAGGCGCGGGTCTCGCAGGCCATCACCGATCTGTGTTCCTGGGGCTGGGTCTCAAAGCTCCATTTCGGCAAGCAGAGATCGAACGCCTATCAGGTGATCATGGACCGCGAATTCGACCCCGAAATCGAGGTCAAAAGCGATGATGACGATCAGCCTTTAGTTGCTGACACGGAAAATCACAGTTGCCGAGAGAGCAAACCACAGTTGCCGAGAGAGCAAATCCATAAGAACACCGTTCTTAACACCGTTCCTAACACCCTTCCGACTACGTCGGGGCAGTCGCCCGAAAATGGTCTGTTCGGTGAGTTGCCGGAGGATGAGAAACCGAAGGCACCGAAACCCGAACCGGCATCCGATGATCCGAGGGCGCAGGTCTGGGCCTTGGCCCCTCCCTATCTTGAGGCAAATGGCACCGGGGCCAGACAGGCCCGCTCGCTCACCGGCAAGCTGATCAAGACCTGCGGTCCTGGCGATGCGCTGATCATCGCAAAATCCATGATCGCCAGCGAGACGCAGGACCCGGTGAATTATCTCGGCGGGGCCATGCGCCGGCACAAGGCCGGTGAACCCCCCGAGGAGATCCGGCCCAAGCCGAAATTCGAGGTGACCGGACGCAAGGATGCGCTGAACCGGACAATCTATCGCCACATCGCCTCCGGCGCGCTGGTCGTCGCCGGCGAAGGCGGCTGGATCAAACCAGAGGAGGATCAGGGAAATGAGACAGCAGGACCCGGATGCCGAGGCAATGGCCCGGTGGGCGCAGGGTCGGACGGGCAGCACGCTGCGGCGGACATGCCCGAAGTGCAGCCACAACCGGAAGAAGAAACACGATCAATGCCTCGCCATCTCAAAGCAGGGGCGGGCGACGTTGATGCACTGCCATCATTGCGGCTGGGGGGCAAAGCATGACCCGGACCCTCAACGACAGGGCAGTGAGGTTTCTGGAGGGCCGCGGGATCGATATCGAATTCGCCGTCCAGGAGGGCCTGTTCAGCGCCGCACCGGACGCTACTAGAAAACGCCTCGAGCCGAACGCCGACGGCAACTGGCTGGCCATGCCGAACATGGTCGACGGCCACCAGACCGGCTGCAAGTATCGCAAGACCGACGGCAAGATGTTCCAGCAGGACAAGGGCAGCCAGCAAATCCTGTATCGCCGGCAGGCCATCAGGGGCGCGCGCCGGATCGTCCTGACCGAAGGCGAGCTCGACGCGCTCTCGGCGGTGCAGGCGGGCTATCCGGCCACCGCCAGCGTCCCGGGCGGCGCGCCTCTGGAGACCGGCAAGAAAAGCCATGCCTATTTCGAGGAGGCCGAGGCGGACCTGCGCCATGCCGACGAGATCATCCTGGCCTTTGACGATGATGCGCCAGGCCATGCGCTGTTCGAGGACACCAAGGCCATTCTGGGCCCCGCGCGCTGCAAGTTCGTGACCTATCCGGTCGGCTGCAAGGACCTCAACGATGTGCTGCGCCAGGGCGGCGAGGAAGCGGTCAGGGCCGTTCTCGACGCGGCCCGGTTTGTGCCGGTCGACGGCATCTTCTCGCCCGCTGACCTGCCGGACCTGCCGGACCTGCGGGTCTACCGGGCGGGACTCTCCCCGGATTTCGACACTCATATCGGCATCTGCAAGCGACACACATCGGTCTGGACCGGCTATGCCAACCACGGCAAGTCGATGCTGGTCAAACAGGTGCAGGCGGCGCTCGCGAAAAAGTATGGCTGGCGCATCGCCGTCCTGTCCATGGAGGACGATTTCCAGCGCAACTATCGCTCGGACATGATCCGGGCGCTGACCCGGCAGCCGGTCGACCTGTTGCCGACCGAAGACCTGCAGGCGGCGAACGCCATGTATGACGACCAGTGGATCTTGATGGTCGCGCCCGAAGACGAGGATGTGACCGTCCCGTGGATGCTTGACCGGATGGAAGCGGCGGTGGTCCGCCATGCGGCCGACATGATCGTCATCGACCCGTTCACAGAGATCGATCTCCAGCTGCAGCGCGGCGAGAGCGAGCGCGATGCGATTGGCCAGGTGCTCTCGGCGCTCAACCGTTTCGCCCGGCGGATGAATGTCCACATCGCGATCGTTGCCCACCCGACAAAGCCGTCATCGGGCGAGCAGTATGCGCCGACCGGCTATGACGTGGCCGGCGCCGCCCACTGGAAGAACAAGCCGTATCTCGGCGTTTCCATCCATCGCGACCCGAAACTCGACGATGTCTGCCAGATCGTCGTCTGGAAGTCGAAACGCCGCGATCCGATGGGGCCGACCGGAACCTTCTACATGCGCTATGTCGAAGACATCTCCTACCTCACCGAGATGAGCCGGTCTGAATACATGCTGCGCAAGGATGGCGACATCAGATGAGGAGGCACGCCCATGTTTGAACCCGGAGAGAAAGTGGTTGTTGTCGATGACCGGCCTGAGTTGATTGGCGTCAACGGCATCCAGTTCATCGAGACCCCGCCCTTCAGGAAAGGCGAGGTGTTCACAGTCGAGGCGGTCTTCTTTCCAGGAGAGATGTATCCGGCCCGGATGGACGAAACTTTTAGTGTCACCGCCCCGGCCATCGCCATCGGCCGCGTCACTGTGCATGGCGAAGACGTCCATTCGGCCTACCGCTTCCGCCGCCTGTCGAAACTCAGCACCGAGAAGGCCCGCAAGGCGCTGCTCGGCCTGTTCAGGAAAACACGGGAAACGGAGGACGCCTGATGAGCGAACCCGGCGCACCGCTCAGGGCCGATCCGGCGACCCATGATCATCTGCAAGCGCGGCTGGCGCGCCACATCGCCGGCCAGAACAAGCGGGCGGCCTGGCAGGAAATCTCGTTCAGCGACTGCCGCGCCGATGTCTTTTCGGTCGATATCTCCCGGGGCCGGTTCACCGATCCGCACATTCATGAGGTCAAGGCGACCCGCTCCGATTTCCTGAGCGACATCAACACCGGCAAATGGCGCAAGTATCTCGCCCATAGCGCGCAGTTCAATTTTGCGACCGCCGCCGGCATCTGCGCTCGGGATGAGATACCGGACGAGGCCGGCTGGCTCGAATACGATGCCGGTGTCTGGCGTCGGCGCAAGCGCTGCCAGAAGCGGGACGTCGAGGTCGGCGACGACTTCCTGATCAAGGTCGCGCTGTATCGGATGCCGCACATGCCGGTCGGCCGGGCCTGGACCGAAGATCAGTGGGTCACCCATCTCGAACGGAAGAAGGTGATCTCGCACAAGGTCGCGGCGATCCTTAGAGAGCAGTCGCTCGTCGAGGCGCGGCTCGAACGCCTCAAGGCCGAATGCTGCGAGGTCGAGGCCCGCATCCACAAGCTCAGGGCCGCCGAGACACACCCGTCCTATCTGACCGCCGACCTCTTTGAGGAGATGATGAAATGACCGCTGCCGTGAAAATCCCCGTGCGGGCGAAGCCATGTCTTAATCGCGCCATGGATACACCTGGCGATATCGCGTCGATCGCGCATGGCAAGTCCATCGACCAGCTCGTCGATGGGATCAACCAGAACTGGCGGGGCATGGTGTCCTCCATCGTGAAAGTCGGCCAGCTGGTCCGGGAGCTCCGCGCCCAGACCGATCATGGCGAGTGGGCCCTGACCGTGGCCGAGCGGCTGCCTTTCGGCGAACGAACGGCCCTCCAGCTTATCGCCATTGCCTCGCATCCGGTGCTCGCCGATCCGAAGCGGGCTTCTGATCTGCCGGCCAAGTGGTCGCTGCTCGCCGAGCTATCCCGTCTCGACGCGCCGGTGCTGGAAAAGGCGATCAGAACCGGAGCGATCAGCGCCCGGACGGGCCGCGACGATATCAGGGCTCTGATCAAGCCAAAGCGCCCGCCCGCCGACACCAGCGTTGTCCCGTCCTACGCCGAAGCCGCCCCACCGGTCATTGCCGAGGACAAGGACCACACCTATCGCGTTGCCGCCATGATCGCCGGCATCTGCGGTGTGACCGTCGAGGACGTGTTTGCCGAGACCCGCCATTCCAACCGCTCGACCCTCGCAAGGCAGCTGACCGCCTATGCGCTTCAGACAAACAATGACTGGGATGCAACCCGGACGGGACGGGCCATGAACCGCGACCGCACCACCGTCTCCCATAGCTGCAAGGTCATTGAGGACCTGCGCGACAACCCGCTCGTCGATGACTGGGTCGAAGGCGTCATGGCCACGGTCTGCAAGGCCCAGGAGCTCTCCGACGAGCGGCCTGAAGGCCTGATGCGAGCCGGATAGATTTTTTTCCTGCCGCTCCGGCGGCGACATCGGAAAGTACGAACCCATGAGCAAGAAACAGGAAAATCAGAAGGGGGGCGTCGATCACACGGTCGTCTGGCGGCCGATCGATGATCTGAATCCCTTTGAGAACAACCCGCGCACCCATAGCGACGAGCAGGTTGAACAGATTGCGCGAAGCCTCGACGAGTTTGGCTGGACCTATCCGATCCTGCTCAATGACGACGATACGATTATAGCGGGACATGGTCGGCTGCTCGCGGCGCACAAGCGCGGTTTCGACAAGGTCCCGACCATCACAGCGAAGGGCTGGAGCGAAGCGCAGCAGCGGGCCTATGTGATCGCCGACAACCGCCTTGCTGAAAATGCCGGCTGGGACATGCCCAAGCTGAAGGTCGAGATGAATGCGCTGGCGGGGTTTGATTTCGACCTGGCGCTGACCGGTTTCGATATGGGTCGCGTCTCGTTCCTGACCAAGCCGGACGCCGAGGGCGATCCGGAGGAGGTTCCGGAGCCGCCAGCCAAGCCAAAGACCAAAGCGGGCGACATCTGGCAGCTCGGCGAGCATCGGCTGATCTGCGGCGATAGCACCGATGCGGCGACCGTGGCGGCTCTTCTCGAAGGATCGACGCCTCATCTGATGGTGACGGACCCGCCGTATGGGGTGGAGTATGATCCAACCCGCACCAGCGACAACAAGCAGAAGGCTGGTAAGGTTCTAAACGACGACCGCGCTGATTGGCGCGAGGCGTGGGCATTGTTCCCCGGCGACGTGGCCTATGTATGGCACGCCTCGATGTTCACGGACGTGGTGATCGCATCGCTTGAAGAGGGCGGCTTTGAGCGCCGCGCGATGGTGATATGGGCAAAGGATCGCATGACCCTCGGCAGGGGCCACTATCACTGGCAGCATGAGCCAGCGTGGTACGTGGTGCGCAAAGGATCAAAGGGGCACTGGAGCGGTGACCGTTCGCAGACCACCATCTGGAACATCAAGGCGCGCGAAGACAAAGGGCACGGGCATGGCACCCAAAAACCCGTCGAGTGCATGCGCCGTCCGATCCTGAACAACAGCCAGCCGGGAGATGCGGTCTACGATCCCTTCCTGGGCTCCGGCACGACGCTTATCGCCTGCGAGATGGAGGGTCGTGTCTGCTATGGCGCAGAGCTCAGCCCGGCCTACTGTGATGTGATCGTCGCGCGATGGGAGAACTATACGGGACGGAAAGCGACCCGGGCGAAGGCGAAGGTGCTGGCGTGATGAAGACCGGCCCTGAACCAACCCATCCAGATCCGCAGGTTGCTGCCAACATCGCGGCGCTCGTTGCTGGCGGAAAGAAGCAATTGGAGATCGCCGCCATTCTCGGCATCAGCACGAAGACGCTGCACCAGCACTACAAGGTCGCGCTTCAGATCGGCAAAGAGAAAGTCGATGCGATGGCCATCGGAAACCTCGTTGATCTCCTCAATAAGAAGGATTGGAACGCGACCCGTTTCTATCTGGAGCGCCGGGTCGAGGGCTTCTCAAACAAGCTCACGGTGAAGCCGGCCAACCCGCTTGAGGGCGCCGAGCGTGAACAGGTCGAGCTGGTCGACCAGATGCTTGAAGCGGCCGATCTCGATGAATTGGAGATGCTGGATGCTCTCATTGCAAAAATTGGCGCGCGACAACCCGGCGCTGATGAAGATGAGGATCGCGCGCTTACGGCAAATTAAGTCGCACCGCGCTTTCGTCACCGAACATTTCCGGACGGTCGAGGATGCGGCGTTTGAGTGGGGGCGGCATCATCCGGTCATCTGCGACACGCTCGACCGGGTGCTGACCGGCGAGATCAGGCGCCTCATCATCAACATCCCTCCCGGCTATACCAAGACCCTGCTTGGCACGATCATGCTGGCCGCGCGGATCATGGCGATCAACCCGAACGCCCGTATCCTCCACTCCTCGGCCTCGAACGCGCTGGTGCACCAGAACAGCCAGCAGGTGAAGGACATCATCAAGGCCGAGCGCTTCCAGCGCCACTTCCCGATGAGCTTCCGCCGTGATGCCCTGTCGAAGTGGGAGCTGGCCGAGGGCGGCGAGTTCTATGCCGTGCCGAGCATGGGCGGGGTGACAGGCATGCGCGCCGGCCGCAAGCCCGAATTTGACGGCCAGATCACCGGCGCGATGCTGCTCGACGACATGAACAAGGCCCAGGATGCCGACGCCAAGATCGCGGCCCCGACCGGTGCGCAGCTGAAAGCGATGAACACCCGCTACAGCTCGACCTTCCAGTCCCGGCTTTTCCCGGCGGCGACAACGCCTGTCGTCCTGATCCAGCAACGCCTCGATTATATGGACCTGTCAGGCTACCTGCTCTCGGGTGGCTCGAACGAAAAATGGCACCATCTCTGCCTGCCGGTCGAGATCATCGACGGCTGGGAGCCGGACGGGTCCTGGACCCATGCGATCCCGATCGATCATGACCTTGAGCCGGGGCCGCTCTGGGAGTTTGCGCATACGGCCGAGCAGATCGACCTCTTGCGTTCGCCGGAATCGGTGTTCGCCGCCCAGTACATGCAAAAGCCGCTGGAAGGCGGGGGCCTGATCTTCCGGCCCGAACACTTCAGCGAGTATCGGGACCTGCCAAACCTCGTCTATCGCAAGATATTCGCCGACACCGCCCAGAAGGCGAATGAGACCAATGACTGGACGGTGTTCCAGTGCTGGGGCAAGGGCACCGATGGCAAGGCCCGCATTCTCGACCAGCTGCGCATGCGCCTGGAAGCGCCCGATCTCGTCACCCAGGCAAAGGCCTTCTGGGCGCGGCACAAGGCGATGGACAGCACCGCCATGGGCACGCTTCGCGCCTTTGCCGTGGAGGACAAGGTGTCCGGTACGGGCCTTATCCAGACGCTGAAGCGCGATGGCATCCCGGTCGAGGCCATCCAGCGGGCGAAGGACAAGGTGACCCGCGCGCATGATGTCGTCGCCAGCTTTGCAAGCGGCCTGGTGCTGCATCCGCGCGCGTCCGAGGCACCATGGGTGCCCGCATGGCGGGCCGAGCTGTTATCCTTCCCGCAAGGCGCTTATGACGACCAGTGCGATCCGACCTTTGATGCGGTCGCCGAAATGGTCGGCGGCGGCGCGTCAATTCTGGATGTTCTTTGATGGGTCAGGTTCTTGCTTTCGACGGTTATACCGATCTCGCCAGCCTCGGCCCGAACAAGGCGGATCTGCGCGCGCTCGCCGAAATGGGCGGCATGTATGGCTATAACCATCTGACCGCGCTGTACCGCACGGACTTTCTCGCGCGCAAGGTCGTCGATGCGCCGGCCGATGATGCAACCGATGAGTGGCGTCAATGGATCGGCGACGCGAAGAAGATCGAGAAGCTGGCGAACGAGGAAAAGCGCCTGCGCGTCAAGGACCGCGTGCGCCATGCCCTGACCCTTGCGCGCCTGCATGGCGGCTCGGCGATCATCATCCATGATGGCACCGGGGCCGACCACCTGTCAGAGCCGTTCGACCCGGCCTCGGTCAAGCGCGGTGGCCTGAAAGCCCTGATCGTCGCCGAACGCAATGAGCTGACGCCGGAGAACTTCTCGGAATTCGTCCAGGACCCGGCGCACCTCCACTACATGATGCCCGAGCGCTGGACCTACCAGCCGCGCAAGGCCGGGGCCGCCACGCGCCACACGATCCATCACAGCCGGCTCGTCTTCTTCCGTCCCGACGATCCTTCGCCCGATACGGTGCTGGAATGGTGGTGGGGCGAATCGGTCCTGTTGCGCATGCACCGGCTGATCGAGCAGGCGGGCACGACCCGCTCGGCTTCGGCGCACATGCTGCAGGACGCCAATAATGACGTGCTGAAGGTCGGCAACCTGCGAAACCTGCTGGCGACCGAGGACGGCACCAACCGGGCGCAACAGTTCGCGACCGCCTTCCGCAACATCAAGTCGATCTATTCGGTCGGGCTGATTGATGCCGAGGACGAGTACACCCGCAACGCCATGTCCTTTGCCGGTGTCAAGGACGTGATGCTGGCCCTGCATGAATTTGTCGCCGGGGCGGCTGATATCCCGCTGACCCGCCTGCTCGGTCGGTCTCCGGGCGGCATGAACGCCACGGGCGAGCATGACATGCGCAACTATCTCCAGTCGTTGTCGGGCATCCAGACGCGCTATCTCGAACCGGCCATGCCCGACCTCGACGCCGCGATCATGCGCTCGGCGCTCGGCAACGCGCCGAAGACACTCTGGTATGAGTGGCGGTTGCCTGACCTTTCGACCGAGAAGGAGCGCATCGAGAACGCGCAGGGCCGCGCCAAGCTCGTTGCCGAATGGAAGAAGACCGGGACGGTTCCGAGTCCGGTGCTGGAAGCGGGCGCGCGCTCGGTGCTGACCGAGCATGGCGACCTGCCTGCTGCAGAGTCGGCCTATGAGGCATGGGACGCGGCAGGCAATGAAATCGACTTCGAGGATGATGGCGGCGTGACCCCGCAGGAACCGGATGAGGGGACCGAAGCGCCAGGACCGGATGAAAAGGAAGGCGACGAGGATGACGTTTGATCCACCCGACGATCATGTCTGCACCCCGCTCGAACTGGTCGCCGTGGCCGCGCGCGCGATCTATGATGGACAGGGCCATGCGGTCAGCTGGCGCCAGGTTTCGCAGAGCGCCGATGCGAAAGTGCTGTCGTCCCTGAAACTGCAGGCCAGCTACATGCAGGCCGCGCGCCGGCTGATCGATCTGGTCAGCCGGTTTCATGCGAAGGTGCCGCTTACCGGCCCGCTGAACACCGAAGCGCGCGCCGCCATCGCCCGGATACAGCAGGCACTCCCGGAGGCCCTGAAGGACAAGCGCACGGCCGACTTTGCCGTTCGCAAGGCCCGCGCGCTTGAACTGCCCATCCCGCTGTCGCTGATCCGCGCGGCGTTTGAGGCCCATCACGCAGCGGCCAGACGCGCCAGCACCGGATAGACCCATGGCACAGGGTTACAGCCTCGCCCGCCTCGCCCGCGCTGAAGGTCTGCTTGTCGAGACCGTGCTCAACAGCATCGATCCGACCGCGCACCATGAAGAGGAGCTGCGCCGCATCATCCGAAAGATCGTGCGACACTGGTCGGGCGGCCGCACGGCGATCATCCAGGCTTATGTCGACGGCGATGCCGCCGCGGTGCAGCAGGTCCTCAATGCGCTGAAGGCCGATGGTGCCGCGCTCGCGCTTGACCTCAACGCCCGCTATCAGTCGACGCTCCAGGCTGTTGCGCAATGGCACACGGGCGAATGGACGGCCGTTGTCTCCGGCGCGCTCGACATCGATGTCAGTCCGCTCCTGCGAAGCGAAACCATCGAACCGGCGCTGCGGCGCGCTGCGCTCGACGGGGCGAGCCTGATCAAGGATGTCGATCGCCAGACCGCGCGGCGTATTTCGGAGGCGACATTTGAGGCCTTCGAAACCGGGGCAGGGAAGGCCGACCTTGAGAAGACGCTCCGCGAGACGATGAAACTGCCCCGGCACCGTGCCCGCCTCATCGCACGCGACCAGCTCGGCAAGTTTACCGGCTATCTCGACGAGCTGCGCCAGGAAGAGGCCGGCATCGAAACCTATCGATGGGCAACGGTCGGTGATCACCGGGTCCGGCCGCTGCACCGCAAGCTGAACGGCAAGGTCTTCAAATGGGCCGAGGAGCCGGTTGACGGTCATCCGGGCGTAGCGGTCGCTTGTCGCTGCCGCGCCGAGGCGGTGATCCCCGGCCTCTAGGCAAGCGGGCGGCGATATGCCCGCGCCCTTCGCCGCGTCGATCATGACGCCATGTCGAAACAGCGCCGCCTCATCTATGACCGGGCCGTCCAGATCGAGGGCAGCCAGTCGCTCACCCCGAACGGCTACCTGCCGATCAGCGCGCGGATCGCCCGAACCGGCGTCCAGGATTATTACGCCTTCGAGTTCTGGCCGCTGTTCGAGGACCGCGAGCCCGATTCCATCATCCGCCTGTGGCGACCGCCGGAAGAGGTGTTCGACGCGGCCAGCATGGCCAGCTTCGAGCGTTTGCCGGTCACCGACGACCATCCATGGGAGGACGTCGCCGCGTCCAACTGGTCTGAATATGCGCGCGGCATGACCGAAGGCGCGCCGAGCCGGGACGGCGATTTCCTGCGGCACAATCTTCTGATCACTGATGCGGACCTGATCAGCGACGTGCAGATCGGCCTGAAGGGCGAGCGCACCGGCAAGTGTGAGGTCTCGTGCGGCTGGACCTTCATGATCGACCTGACCGCCGGAACGACGCCCGAAGGCGAGCCTTACGACATGATCGCTCGCGAGATCAGGGGCAATCATGTGGCGATTGTCGATGTTGCCCGCTGCGGGCCGGCCTGTCGGCTCGGCGACAGCGCGAAATCCCCAGCCGCGAGGTTCAAACTTAAAGATATGTGCAACTGCAAGACGCCCGCTTCGCCAGAGGACGAGACCATGACGATCAAGACCCGCTCCGTTGTTGTTGATGGCATCACCATCGAGGCGACCGAGCAAAGCGCCCAGGTCATCGACAAGCTGACCGCCGAGCGCGATGATGCCCGATCAAAGCTCGCCACCGTCCAGGCTGAGGCTGCGACGGCGAAGGATGCCCATGACAAGGCCATCGCCGACAAGGACGCCGAAATCCAGAAACTGAAGGATGAGGCCCCGACCGCCGCCACGCTCGAAAAGATGGCCGCAGATCGCGCTGGCCTGATCGACACCGCAAAAAAGATGCTGGGCGACAGCTTCGACTTCACCGGCAAGTCAGCCGACGAGATTCGCAAGGCCGCCGTCGAGAAAAAGCTCGGCGACAGCGCCAAGGATTATGACGCGGCGCAGATCACCATCGCCTTCGACACGCTGGCGCGTACCGCTGCCGACACGTCGAAGCCGGGTGACAAGCCCGCTCCGGGTGCCAAGGACGCGTTCGCGCCACAGGCTGGCCCCGGCACTTCCACCCACGTCACCGACCTCGACAAGAGCCGGACCGAGCGCGCCCAGCGCAAGGCCGACAAGTGGAAGCGTCCGGCGTAAAGGAGCCCTGACCGATGCCCTTCATTCAAGAATCTGTAGACCGCTACCACGCCGCTGCCTTTGAGGGCGCGATCGCGGACAGCCAGCTTACCAATATGTTCAGCCGTCTCGCCGAGGAGGCGATCCCGTTCGGCAAGGTGCTTTTGCAGGGCGCGGCTGACCGCACGGTCAAGCTGCCCGATGGCGGCGCAGAGGCCTTTGTCGGCCTGTCGGTTCGCGACCAGTCGACCGGCGCACTCAGCCCCAACCAGTTCGCCACCGGCGACTCCGTGCGAGTCATGGACAAGGGAGTGATCTGGGTCCGCGTCGGCGCGAACGTCGATGCCGGCGAACGCGCGGCATATCTCGATGCGACTGGCGCGATCGTGCCGGTCGGGACCGCCAGCTCGACGGCGATGGATGACGCCTGGTTCGAAACCTCGGCTGCAAGCGGTGAGCTTGCCAAACTGAAGCTCGCTTAAGGAGGCGCGGCCACGATGAACCATCTTCTCCTTCCCTCCTCGCTGACCGATGCGCAGCAGGCCAATTCGGCTTCGTCCAGGCGCAGACCTCGCACATCGAGGCCCAGCTCAACGAGATCGAGTATCAGGACATCCTCTATGATGCGCTGATCCCGGTCGATACCAGCGCGCACCCGTTCGCCAAGCAGATCACCTTCTACTCGATCGATGCGGTCGGCCGCGCCGAGTTCGTCAACGGCAACGCCAATGACATTCCGTTCGTCGATGCGTCGATGAACGAGCACTCGCACAACATCCGCACGGCGGCCATCGGCTACCATGTCGGCTGGGAAGAGGCGGGCCAGGCGCGCATGCTCGGTTTCAATCTCGATGTGACCAAGGCCGACATGGCTCGGCGCTCGGCAGAGGAGTTGTGTGACCGCGTCGCCCTCGATGGCGACAGCGCGGCTGGCATGCTCGGCCTGTTCAACTATACCGGCATCGACCTCGTCACCTTCACAACCGGCGGCGGCGGCGCCTCGACCTTTGGCGGCGGCACGACGATGACGCCAGACGAGATCGTCGAACGCATTTTCCTGCTGCTCTCGGGGGTAACTACCGATTCCAAGCAGACCATCCAGGCAGACACGCTGCTGATGCCGCTGACGACGCTGCTCTACCTGTCGCAGACGCGCATGCCGGACGGCGTGACCGACACGATCCTCGCCTGGATCAAGAAGCACAACCCGTACACGATGGCGACGGGCCAGCCGCTCGACATTCGCGGCCTGACCCAGCTTGAGACCGCAGGCACAGGCGGCATCAAGCGAATGGTCGCCTATGCCCGCCGTCCGGACGTGCTGAAGTTCCACCAGCCGATGCCGCACCAGTTCCTGCCGGCGCATCCGATGATCCTGAACATCGCGGTTCCGGGCGTCCAGCGTCTCGGCGGTCTTGAGATCCGCAAGCCTCTGGGCGTGCGCTACGCAGAAGGGTTCTGACCATGACCACACTCGTCAACAAAGGCCGATACAACCTGATCTTCAAGGATGCGAAGGGCAAGGATGTCCGGCTTCCGATAGGCGCCCAGTGGGAAGGGGAGGTCGATCTCAAGGCCAATCCGACGCTCCGCGCTCATATCGATACCGGCAACCTCTCAGAAGGTGACAAGATCGACGCCGACGCCGAAGCGGCGAAGGCCGAAGCCGACCGACTCGCAAAAGAGCAGGCCGAAGCCGATGCCAAAGCCAAGGCCGAAGCTGAACAGGCGGAGGCCGAAAAAGCCGACGCCGAAAAGGCAACCAAGGCCAAGAGCAAGACCGACGCCGAAGCGGCGAAGGCCGAAGCCGACACACCCAAGGGAAAATAAGGAGCAGCGATCATGCCCGACACGCCAGTTCTGGCGGACTTCCGGGCGCGCTATCCGGGGTTTGCCTCGACCGCTGATGAAACGGTCGAGGCTTACCTTTCTGACGCGACGCAGAAGGTATCGACCGCGATCCCGGTTGCGCAGCAAGCGGTTGCGATCATGATGATCACCGCGCATGATCTTACCCGGCTGGGAGAAGGTGATCGCCAGGAGGCTTCGTTTGCCAAGGCGCGGGCTGCGGGCGTGCGGGCGATAACGGATGGTCCGACCAAGGTCGAGTTTGAACGCTCCGACAATCTCAAGACATCGTCCTATGCTGCGACGCAGTGGGGCCAGCAGTATCTGGACCTGCTGAAGCGGTTCGCCCCGCTGGGGATTATCGCATGATCGCAAAAGCCACGCGCGCGGCGTCGATGGCGCTTTCAGGCGAGGCCAGCCTCACCCGCAAGAGCAATTTTGCCCAGGGTGACGGCGGCGCTCTGGTGAAGTCAGGCGATCCGGTCCCGATCCATGCCCGCTGGTCGGACTATACCCGCCAGATGCAGCAGATGGGCCTGCCCGAGGGCCAGCGCTATGCGCACATTCCAGATCCGGGCATCGAGCCGAAACCGGGCGACGTTCTCACCATCGATTCCGAGAGCGTTACGCTGACCATGGTCCGGCGCTCGTCCATGGGCGGCGTCTACTATGTCAGCGGAACGGATGGAGCAGGCTGATGGCCCGCAAGATGAAAGTCGTCGTCCAGCGCAACGTCGCGACCAATCTCAGCCGGCAGGCCGCGCTTACGGCGGTGACCTATGCCGGGTTGCAGGGCGAAAACGAAGTGTCGAAAATCCTGTCTGTGCCGCCGCAGCGTACCGGCCGCGTCTACAAGCACGGGACCGTGCGCCACAAGGCGTCGGCTGACGGTGAAAGCCCCGCGCCCCACACGGGCGAGCTGCGCCAGTCGGTCAAATCTGTGGTCAATGAGGCGAGCAAGACCGCCGAGGCCATTGTTGGCACACCGCTGAAGCGGGCGAAGGCACTCGAGCTGGGCACCGAGAAAATCAGGCCGCGACCTTTCCTGTCCAGGCTCGCAGAACCGCGCCGGGTCCAGCGTATGCTTAAGGCCGCGCGCGCCGGGGTCCGGGCCTACATCAAATCGGTGGGGGGCTAGATGGACCCGCAAGGCGATCTCGTTCTTCACCTTCGCACAGCGGCCGCGCTGACAGGCCTGCTCGATGTGTGGGCGGCGACCACACCGGCAATGCGGGCGGTGTTTCGCTCCGAAGCGCCAGAGCCATATCAGGTGGGCGCCGTGCCCTGTGTTATCGTTGATCCCATCCTGGAAGGCCCGGTGACGCTCGGCAGCTTCTCCAGCCGCTGTCCTCAGCTCATCCTCCCGGTGAGGATTTTCGCGCGGGTCAACGAGGCCGGAGACACCGCGTTATCCACGGCGGCGCAGGCCATGCGAAATTTCCTCCTGACGACACCGCCCGTTCTTTCCGGTGGGGCTGTCCTGGTCGACCATGATGTCTCGATCCCCGAAGACACACCGACCAGCGGCCCGACAGTTGGTGGAAGGCGTCTGGAAGTGACCATGCTGGTGCAGGAGACCGCGAATGCCTAAGAAGTATCTGCTGAAGGCGTCTAATATCAGCGTCTATGTTGGCGACTCGACCAATCTCGCCACCGCCACATGGACCGAAATTCCCGAGGTGTTCAATCTCGAAAAGGGCTCGGAAGACGTCGAAACCGTCGATGTCACGAGTTTCTCCTCGGCCGGCGACAAGCGCGAGGAACTGAACAGCTTCTCCAGCTTCTCCGATGGCACGCTCGAATTTTACGAGCTGATCGGCGACACGGTCCAGCAGCAGATCATCGACGCCCTTGGCGGCAACGACCCGATCTCCCTGCGCATCGAGAAGTCCGATGGCGAGAACACGAAGACCGTGGACTTCCTCGTGAACGTGACCGGCGAATCCGAACCGCTGGCGCCCGGAGAGGCCGCCTCTCTGGCTTACACCATCAAGCGCACGGGCGCGCCGGTCGTGACCGTGACGCCCGTCGTATAGAGTTTCCTCCCGATGATTGACCTTCATGCGCTGACCCTCGAACACGAAGGTCAGCGTCTTTCTTTCAAGTGCGACTATCGCGCCCTGCTGAAGCTTGAGGAGCTTGGCGACTGGCGCGACCGCCTTGCCGAAGCCATCAGCCTGAAAGGTCCGACGCCGCTCATCGAAGTGGCGGCGATCATGACCGGCAAGACCACGTCCCAGCTGATCGAGCTCTCGCCACCTCTGGGCGAGGTCCAGCGCTGTATCTCCGGCGCATGGGCGCTGGCGATGGAAGGCCCCGAGGGCCTGCGCAAATATGCTGACTCCGCGTCGAAGGAGGACGCGGAAGACGAGGCGGGAAAGCCCAGGACGACCCCGTTGCGCTGGGTCGCATCATTCTGGAGGCGCTTCAGTGCGCAATCCGGGGCGGTCTGAGCGAAGCCGCGTTCTGGACCTCGACGCCCTGGTCGCTGCGCCAGTTCCTCGCCGCCAAGGGCAAGACACTTGCAGACGACCTCAACCGGCTGATCACAGCCCACCATGTCGCCCTGCGCATGGAGCGGGAGAAGAAGCCCAAGAAGCTCGCGGCCTACCTTGTGGGCGATCAATCCCCACGCGCCCGTAACGAGAGAAGATCAGCAGACGAAATCTGGGCGGATCTGGAGCGCCTGGCCGGAGTCTGAGCCTTGGCGAACACACCTACAGTCGGATCGATCGGCTTTCGTATCACGGCGGAAGACGACCGCTTTGTGAAAGAGCTGCAGCGCGCGGGCGAACGTGGCCGCAAGGCGCTGGAAGGTGTCACCGACAAGGCCGACGATGTTGGCGACAAGCTCTCGCGGGCGGGCCGTGAAGGCGGCTCGGCCATGCAGAAGATTGACCGTCAGGCCGACAAGGCAGCGGGCGCGCTGGGCCGGGCCGAGCGCAACGCCAACCAGCTCAGGAACACGGTGTCCGGCCTAGCGCTTGGTGCGGCCTTCGTCGCCGGGACCGATATCATCGCGCAATTCGCGCAGGCCATGTCCACCGTCAAGGGCATAACAGGCGCAACCGACAGTCAGTTCGACCAGCTTCGAGAGAAGGCCAAACTGCTCGGAGCGCAGACCCGTTTCAGCGCCACCGAAGCCGCTGAAGGCATGATATTCCTCGCGCGCGCGGGCTTCGATGTCGACGAAGTGCTGGGCTCGATCGAAGGCACGCTCCAGCTTGCCCAAGCCGGCGCGATCGGTCTCGGCGATGCCGCCGACATCGCGTCCAACATCCTTCAGGGCTTCCAGCTCGATGTCAGCGAGACCGGGCGGCTGGTCGACATCCTGGCCAAGGCCGCAAACTCTTCGAACACCGACATTCGCCAGCTCGGCGATGCGATGAAATATGTCGCGCCGGTGGCGACGGGCCTCGGCGTCTCGGTAGAAGAGACGACCGCCGCGGTTTCGGCCCTGTCGGATGCGGGCCTGCAGGCGACACAGGCAGGCACGGGCCTGCGCAAGGTGCTGCTGTCGCTGGAGACGCCAACGGCGGCGGGCCGCAAGGCGCTGAAGCGGCTCGGCCTTACGGCTGAAGACGTGCGAATCTCGCAGATCGGTCTCGCCGAAGCGCTGGAAAACCTGAAGAATGCCGGCCTGTCCAATCAGGACGCGAAGGACATTTTCGGCATCATCGGCCTGCCGGCCTTCCAGGTGCTCGACGCCTCGGTTTCCAAGGTCCGCGAGCTGACCGATGCCTATGAGAACGCCGAAGGCACCGCGGCGAAACTGTCGGCGACGATGGACGACAACCTGAACGGCGCGCTGCTGGCTGTCCGCAGCCGCCTTGAAGCGCTGGTTATCGCTCTGGGGGATGCGGGCGCCGAACAGGCGCTGAGGGATGCGCTGGAAGGACTGGCGCGCCTGCTCACCATCGCCGCCCAGAACGCCGATGTCCTGGCCATCGCTATCGTGGCGCTCACCGTGCGTGCGTTGCTGCCGTTCGTGCAGGTGGTGCTTGGCCGGGGGGCGGCCGCGCTGGCGGGTCTTGGCGGGCAGCTCTCGCTGATCGCGTTCAAGGCTGGGCCGGCGGCGGCGGCCCTGACGGCGTTGAAGGCCGGCATTATCGGGCTTGCCACGGCGCTCGGGCCGGCGACCATCGCCATCGGGCTGGCGGCCGCGGCCTATCTCGCCATGGCCCGAAACGCTGCCGAGGCCCGCGAACGCATCGATCGGGCGGACGCGACCATCGCGGCAATGAACAGCACGCTGGCCGAGACCGAATCGCTGGCGCGAAACTCTGGTCTTGACGCGCTTGAGCGGGACGCCTCGCTTGCCGAACGGGCCGTCGACGCGCTGACCGATGCCTATGGCGCGCTCGGCGAGGCGATCCGCGAGGCGACCAACGATGCGCGGCTCAATGCCCTGTTCGAGATCACCGCAGAAGGGGCCGACGCGCTTCAGCAGATCGAGGAGCTGTCTCAGGAACGAGACAAGGCCATCCGCGCCGCCCGCGCCCGTGCCGAAGCGGCGCGCGTGCCGGTCACCGGCAACGCGATCCCCGACCCTCTTGCGGACCCCTCCACGCTTGTCGGCCCAGATCCGGACGTCGCGGCCCGCGAGGCCGCGCGCAAATTCGACCTCTCCGATGAAGGCAAGCGCCTGAAGGAGCTGGAGCGCACGCTCGGCAAGTTGCAGGCGCGCGGCGAGGCCATCAGCCGTGACCTGTTCCAGCCGGACAATTACGACGCGTTGCTCGGCCAGCGCGAACAGCTCGCCTCGATCGAAGAGGAGATTGTCAAGGCGCGGAATGCCGGCCTTGATGATGCGGCCGCGCGGCTGGAAGAACAGAAGGAGCTGATCGAGGAAACGATCCGCAACCTCGAAGGCGGGCTCAATCTCGAAGTGTCCCTCGATGTCGCGCGCGAGACCCTGCGCGAGCGCAAGGCCGAGGCTCCGCGCGCCAAGACCAAAAAGGAGACCGAAGAGGAGGAGGCCGAGGAGAAGCGCCGCGCTGAAGAGGCCCAGCGCGAACGTGAACGCCTCGCCGACCAGAGAAAGCGCCTTGCCAACATCCGCGAGGAGCTGGCCCTTGGCGCCGCCCTGCGTGAAGGCGACGAAGCCCGCGCCGCTGCGATCCGCCAGGACATACGCGCCCGTTCGCTCGCCAACGAGCTGATTGATGCCGGTGTCGATTCCGAACTCGCCTGGATCAGGGCGCGGCAGGAAGCGGCTGCCGAAGCCGAGCATGCGGAAGCCGCACGCCAGAAGGCGTTGCGCGAGGTGATCGCCCAGCGCGATCTCGACCTCGCCATCCAGTCGGCCCAGCTCAGCGGCGATGAAAAGACGGCCCGCACGCTGGAAGAGCAGCGCGATCTCATGCAGCGGATCAACCAGCTGCGCAGCGAGGGCTTGTCCGCTGAAGAAGCCACGACCCGCGCGATCTATGAACAGAACGTCCTGCGTCAGGCCGAACCGAGCGAGTATGAGCGCGCGCGCACCCAGTTTACCGAAGGCCTGTCCGGCGACATCTCGGCGGCGCTGTCAAACGCGGTGCGCACCGGCGACTATGGCAACCTCGTCCAGGAGGTGTTCGGCTCAGCCGCCCAGCGCGGTCTGGAAGACGCGATCAACAATCTGGCCGACAAGCTGGCTGAATTTTTCGCCGGTATCACCTTTGGATCGCCGGATGGGCAGGGCGGTTTCAGCTTCGGCTCGATCTTCGGCAATCCCTCCGGGGCCGGGGGCGGGCCGTCCGGAGTGGGCACGCCCGGTATCGTCGACAGCCACACCGCCGAGGCCCTGCGAGGGCTTGGCACCGCCGCCGAAGGGGCAAGCATGGCAGCCGAAGGCGCCGGGACCGTGCTTGAAGGCCAGCTCGCTGCCGGAGCCGTTCAGGCCGCACTGAGCCAGACCACCCAGTCTTCGGCGGCTGTGACCACGGCGGGCCAGCTTCTTGCGCTGGGTCAGGCTGCAAGTTTTGCCGCCTCGGCGCTTGCCACGATCTCGGCGCAGCAGGGCGTGGACTCCGGTATCACCGCGCTCTCGTCGCTATCCTTTGGTGGCGGCCGCGCGCATGGCGGGCCGGTCCAGCCGGGTAAGTTCTATGAGGTCAATGAGGGCGGCCTGCCCGAGCTGTTCAAGGTCTCAGGCAAGACCTTCCTGATGCCGGGGCAGGCGGGCATGATCGAGCCGCTGGCCGCGATGCGTGCCGGCGAGCGCGTCGACAGCGGCGCGTCGGAAATATTCATCACAGCGCAGGGCACCGGCAATGAAGAGCTCGACCGGCTGCTGACCCAGGCGATCAACCGCGCCACGGCCATCGCCCGCCAGCAGGCGGGTCCGGCCGCCGCCAATTTCCGGAGCCGAAAGCTATGACCACGCCACACATCGTGACATGGCCGTTCTACGTCTATAGCGGCGAGGTCGGCCTGACCCTTGTCGAACAGTCCCGCTCGGTCTCGCAGACGCTTGGTGGCTTTGCGCAGGTTGTCGGATCGGGCGCGCAGCGCTGGCAATTCACCATGGACGCCAACACGCTGAAGCCGGAATGGATTCCCGGCTACCGCGCGGCCATCGCCAAGGTGCGCGGACGCCTCGGCCTTTTCAGGATTCCGATCCGGGACCGCTTCCAGCCAAAGCCCGACGCGAACGGCCTGCCGGGACGCACACGCCTTACCCATTCGAGCGGCGTCACCTTTTCCAGCGGAGCCGGCTATCGCCGTCAGGGCGTGCCCATCATGGCGAGCTGCGAGGTCGGAGCGACCGCCTTCACCGCCGATGCAACGACCCGGGCCTTTCTCTATCCGGGGATGTATTTCGGGCTTGGCGAGGACCTGCACATCGTCAAGCAGGTCGAAGACGACCAGATCCTGTTTGAGCCAGCCGCACGCCGCAAGCACAGCCAGCGCCTGATCAGCCTGCGCCCGACGCTGATTGCCCGCATGGCCGACGATGCGAGCGGGCGGATCGGCCTCGAACTTGGCCGCTGGGGCCGTCCGTCCATCACCCTTGTGGAGCATGTGCTGACATGAGCGAGTTTGATCCGGTGATCGATGCGCAGCTGTCTGGCGCGACCGTGGTCATGGCGCTGCTGGTCGAGGTCGAGTTTGTCAGCGAATCCTACCGCCTCTGGACCGGTGTCGGCACCCGCACCTTTGGAGAAAAGGTCTGGGAGGGCGTTGGAGCACTGGCCTCTCTGTCGGATGTCTCGCGCCTCCAGAACGGCGAGGCCGACCCTTTCGAGATTGTGCTGTCGGGAAATGACGAGCTGATCCAGCTGGCGCTTATTGATTTCGCCTCCGAGGCGCAGGGGCAACCGATCGCGGCCTCGCTGCAGTTCCTGAACTTTACCGATGAGAGCCCGCTTGGCCCGCCCTGGCTGTTGCGGGAAGGCACCATGGTCGGCGCCGCGCTGACGGTAGAGGACACATCGCTTGCCCTGACCGTGAAGTGCGACACGCTGGCCTCCGGGCGCAACCGGCCGCCTTTCGGCAGGCTCACCGCCCGCGACCAGCGGGCGCGCTACCCTGATGATCGCGGGCTCGACAGTGTTCACAAGCTCAATGGATCGGAGATTGTATGGCCGGACTTCTGATCGATGATGCGGTCAGCCTGACGCTCAGGCGCTGGGCCGGGGAGGACTGGCTGTGGGGCCAGACCGACTGCGCGATGAGCGTGTTCCGCTTCATCGCCGAGACCTGGGGACGGGCCGAGCCGCTTGAACGGTGGCGCGGCACCTATCACAGCGAGAACGAGGCGAACCGGCTGATGACTTCGAAGGGTGGACCGATGCCGATGTTCCGCGCGGAAATGGATCGGATCGGCGCGGTTCGCGCGTCCGATCCAGACCGCGGCGCGGTTGGTCTCGTGCGCCGCGCGGATCGCCGCATGGTCGCTGCAATTTCGGTCGGAAACGGGATGTGGGCGGCTCGCACGCACACCGGCTTTGCGGGTTTCCGTCCCGGCTTTGCCGTTGCCTGGGAGAAGGACTGATGCCTCAATTCGCTGTACCCGCCATCGCCGGAGCGGTCGGCATCGCATCGGGGACGCTCGGCTACGCCGCCCTGAGCGTGGTCGTGAACGTCGCTTTCACCGTGGCGACGCAGGCGCTTGTCCAGTCCCTGCAGAAGCCGCCCAAGCCCGCTGATCGCCGCGAGAGTATCAGGTCGGAGGTCGCTCCCCGCCTGGTCCATTTCGGGCGCACGCTGGCCGGCAGCTCGGTCGTATATGACCGCGCCGCGAGCAAGGTCCGCTGGCAAGTGCATGTTCACAATCACGGCGAGGTCCAGCGCCTTCACAAGCTGCTTCTGAATGGCGAACTGCGCCAGATCCTGCCGACCGGAGAGGCCCGACCCGACCAGCGCTTCAAGGGCAATGTCTATGTCGAGTTCCACGAAGGCAGCACCAGCCAGCAAGCCTCTCAGCTGATGCTGTTTCCCGATGTGCGCAAGAACAATGCGATCGCGCCGGACTGGACGACCGCCCACCGTCTGCGCGGTCTGGCCTATACGGTCGTTCGCGCCCGCACGCCCAGCCCGGAAAATTTCAACTCGATCTATGTCGGCGGCCGCCCGCCCGTGCCAACCATCGAGGCCGATTTCGGAACGCCGCTCGACCCGCGTACCGGACAGAGAACCTTCAGCGACAATGCCGCGCTCGTCACCGCATGGTTCCTGACCCACCCGCTCGGCATGCGTCTGCCGGAATCCAAGATCGACTGGGACTGGCTGAAGACGGCGGCGAATGCCTGCGATGCGCTGGGTTACAAGGTCGGCGGCTCGTGGTCGGCGATCGAGCCGCCAAAGGTCGCGCTTGCCAATTTTCTCGCTGCGATGGATGGGGCGACCTGGGTCGGTCGGGACGGGCGTATCCGGATCGAACCCGGTCGGTATCAGGCGCCCGATGTGAAGCTCACCGCCGACAATGCGATCATCGCCGTCAACAGCCTGTCATCGGGCCAGGAAGAAGGGCAGGGGCGGACCGAGCAGATCGTCCGCTTCTCCGATCGCACGCGCGACTATTCGGAGGTCGAGGAAACGGCCGCCATTCTGGACAACGCTGTTGTCCACGAACCGGACGAGTACGACCTCGCCTATGTGCACGACAAGCCGCAGGCGCTGAAACTCGGGCGACGGGCGTTCGCGCGCGCACATGCGACGTGGCGAGCCGAGCTGACGACAAATCTCACCGGCCTGAAGCTCATGAACAAGCGGTTCTTCGAACTGCATCTGCCTGAGTTCGGCGTGATCAATCAGGACATGGAGCTGGAGGGCTGGCGCTTCGACCTGGCCACGGGTCAATGCCAGATCGCAGCCCGTTCGGTCAGCGCCGCCGACTTCACCTGACGGCTAAATCCCCACGCGCGAAACCGCAGACAATATGCGCGCATGGATCAGGCCCTGACCGACCTTCAGACAAAGCTGCGCTCGCTTTTCCGGACGTTCAACCGGGAAGGTGACCCTGAAAGCGGGCTCTATGAGCCTGAGCTCGCGGCCCTTCAGAAGACCTTCGGGACCGACCTGATCAACATGCTGAATCGGGTCCTGATCGGACTGGCGGGCGAATCCTATCCGCCGATTCCGAGCGCCGAAAACCTGTCCGGCACGATCTTCTATCTCGCGAGCAACGGCTCTGGCGGCTATCAGTGGAACCAGATCGCTGTCGCCGATGTGCAGGCCGCCGCCGACCTTGTCCAGTTCGAGGCCGACATCCAGGCGGCGGTTCTCGCGCAGACACAGGCCATCGTCGATGCGATCTCCGAGGACGCGCCATTCAACGAACGTTATGATGACGATACGGCTCTGCTGGCCGATCTGAGCCAGCCGGACGGTGCCTTTGGCATCGATATGACGAATCTCGTCATTTACAGGAAATCCGGGGCCGAGGGGACCGGCAGCTGGTCGGTCCATTCCAACATCCTCGACGCCTTCGCCGGCACCGCCAGCGCCCAGGATATTACGGATGTGAACGCGCGGGTCGACGCGGCTGAACAGCGTCTCAATGCCGCCGAGGCGGTCCTGCGTCGCCTCCAGACCTTCCACCCGACCACCGCGCCGGTGTGGGACAGCCTGCCGGTGGCGATCATCAACCAGACCCAGACCGGACAGGTCTTCGACCTCGACACCTATGTGAGCGATGCCGACAGCCCGCCTGAAAACCTGACCTTCACCCTGATCGATGCCCTGCCGGCTGGCTTTTCTCAGAGTGGCGACCGCGGCGAGATCATTTCCAAGGTCGACACATCAATTGTGGCCCGCGTCGATGTCACCATCCGGGTGACCGACGAGTCCGGCAACACGGCCGATGCAGAAATGAGGCTCGAAGCCTATGAGGATGGAAATCCGCCGACCGAAGCGCCGATACTCGCAAGCATTCCGAATCTCGGTGTCGTCGAAGGAAACCCGATTCCGGCGCGCGATCACCTGAACGACATCGCCAACCTCGCCAATTGCGCACAGCCCGTGGTTGTCACCGCGACGGTGACGCCCGCCGGAAGTGGTTACACCGTGACCGGCAATTCGCGCGGTGGGACGGCCACACCCGGCGCGGTCGGAACCTATCAGGTAATCACGCGCGCCGAGGCCGATGACGGCCAGTTCCAGGAGCGCGTATCGCAATTCACGATCACCGAGGCTCCAGCGCCAACCTTCGCCCAGCCGCCAAACCGTGTGGCCCAACAAGGCGCGTCGGCCATCGTCGTCGATCTCGGACAGTTCATCGACGATCCGAACACGCCGGACAATGAGCTGGCTCCGACGCTGGCCGTGACCGGCGGGCCGGGCCTGACCTCGGTTTCCGGCCTCGTCCTGTCCATTCCGACCAACCAGCTCGGCAATTACCGGATGACCGCGACGGTCACCAACCGGGCCGGGAAATCAGCGTCACGCAGTTTCGACGTAACAATCTTCACAACCGGCGGCGGCGGCATCAGCGGCGGCGGCGGCGGCGGCGGTGGTGGAACGGTGGTCATCCAGCGTTACTAGGAGACAGGCATGGCTTTCAATACGGTGACGGATGCTGTTGCGACTCTGGCAAATGCAGAGTCGTTTGCTGTGCCTGAACCTCGGGCGCATGATCCTTCGCAGTCTCAGGAACAGCGCATTTCGGACCTGTACTCCGATCTCTACCTTGTGACGCAGCTGCTCCAGGGCATGCAGTTCTATTCGCTGGCCGGCCTGGTCGGCACCGGCACGGACGAGATTGCGGGTTTCCGCGTCTACCGTCAGGAGGACACGCCGAGTCCGGCCAAGGTCGGTGACATCTGGATCAGCTCGGGCGGCTCCCGCATCTACAACGGCAACGCCTTTGTCGAGGATGTTTATGCGATCGATGTGATGCTCGCGGTGCGTGACGCGCGTCTCGATGCGCTGGAGGGCGCCGGATATCTGACGGCCGCCAGCAATATCGCAGCCACCCAGCTGACCGGTACGCTCGACCCGGCGCGCATCCCCGCGAGCGTAAAGGCCAAGCCGGTCGTCGCGGTCGATGCAACCGACAACCCCTCCGATCTTGCAAACATGAAGAACGAGCTGCTGGCGGAGATCGGCGCTGGCTCGCCTGTGATCACCGCCGATGGCATCACCCGCTACTACAAGGGCTCCGGCGACAAGCAGGATGAGGCGAGCTATGTCGTCGGAGCGGACGCGACGCCACTGATCTCGCAGATTGTTGGCCTGCAGGCCGCGCTTGATGCCAAGCAGGACAGCGCGGGCCTCTCCTCTGTTGCGACATCCGGCAATTATAACGACCTGTCGAACCGGCCGCCGCTGGATGACCGGATTCGCAGCTTTACCCGCGCGCTGCTGGCGGCGTCCGCTGTCAGCGCGGTGGCCACGGCCTATGCCGAAGGCTCGGTGTTCCAGCGTGTCACGGGTGACCAGACAGCGCTTGTCGCGCAAGATCCCGGCCTGATCGACCTGATTGTCCCGGACGCTGACCCGACCGGCACAAGCGGTGTCTGGCAGCGCGTGCCGGACCTGCGACCGGTGCTGCTCGAACAGGACACGCCCGCGCGCAATGTCCAGGGCTTCCATAAGCGCATTGCCGATGGCCGCGATTTCGAGCTGCTGGCCAACACCTACAATATCGACAGCGCCGTCACGGTTGATCGTGGCCAGATGACAATCAAGGGTGCTGGCGCGATGAGCGCCGCCTTTGGCACCGATGGCGAGCAGACCCGTATTGTCCAGACCGGTGACGATGCGCCGATCTTCCATGTGCAGAGCCCGAATTTCGCGCTCGAAAATGTCGAGCTTGAGATCACGGGCAACGGTTCGCAGCCGCACATGATCCTGGGGCGTTCAAGTGGCGCAGCTGATGTCGATGCCGTTCTGATCGGCCTTCGCGTCCATGGCCTGTCCACGGGCACCCGCTCGAACATCTATGTCAATGGCCGGGGTCTCGAAATTCGTGGCGGGACCTTCCTGGGCGGCACCGACACAATGGTCGAGCTGGACTGGGACGGCATCACCGATGGCGCAGGCGAGGTCACGGGCGACGATCTCGGCATGCGCCGTTTCTCGGCGACCGATTTTGTCTGTCACGGCGCGGCGCTGACCTTCATGAAGAATGTCGGCGCGAACAAGACCAAGCTGTCCGGCATCAATCTTGATGGTTTCCTCTTCGATGTCGGCGGCGAGCTGTTCGAGGGCACGCTTCGACAGGGCTTTATCGGCAATGGTGTCCTCAACTGGGCCAATGACACGCCAATCATCCTGCATGGCGGTAGCGAGGGCGCGCTGCTCTCATCGATCAGCGTGAATGGCCACCCCTCGGTTGCCACCCGGCGCCCGAACCATGCCATCGAGCTCAAGGCGGGCACCTATCGCGGGGTCAAGCTCTCCGGCTGGATCGCGAACCTCATCGAGCGCGACGCCGTGAAAGTGTCGGGCGACGGCACCGCGACCACGACGATCTATGATCTCGATATCGACCTTGAGGCGGTGCAAAGCGGCACGCTGGCCGGGGCGCGGTATTGGGGCCTGTTCGAGAATTGCACGCTGGTCCGCCCGCGTTTCCGCGGAAGCTTCGACAAGCATGCGAACAATACAACTGCCTATGTGCTGAAATTCACAAATTGCGTGCTGGTCGATCCGAAGTTCGACATTTCCTATGACAGCTCGACGCTGAACCTGATCGATCCGGCCGATGCGGTCTCCTTCATCATCACGGGCGACCAGCGATCCGGCCTGCGCCGCAATGCCGATGGCAGCCTTGATACGGTCGTCAATACCACGCCGCGCGTGCGCTACGATGGCAATGGCCGGGTTGGCGTCGGCACGGGCAGCGACGTGCTGCTGCGCTCCTTTGAAGCCCGCTCATCCAGCGCGATCAATATCCGCTCCTCGCGGTCCACCACCGGCGCGGCGGGCATTGAATGCGCGAGCCTGAATTCCGCCAGCGAGTACAATGCGACGGCGATCCTGTACGGCGCCTATACCGACGGCACCGATGGCAGCGAGGACAGCAAGGCGCAGCTCTTCACGCTTGAGAATGGAAGCCTGGTCGAGGCCCTGTCGGCTGACCGGGTGGCCGTGCGTCCAGGCAATGACAATGCGGTCACGCTCGGCGCGGCGTCGCAGCGTTTCAGTGAAGTCTTTGCAGGCACCGGCACAATCAACACCTCCGATGGCCGCGAGAAAGTGCAGGTCGAGATCAGTGATGCGCTGCTCCGGGCCATTGAGCGTGTCGATATCGCCGCCTTCCAGTGGAAGGACGCCATTGAGAAGAAGGGTGAGGCGGGGGCGCGCATTCATGCCGGTGCGATTGCCCAGCAGGTGCGGGACGCCTTTGAGGCCGAAGGCCTTGACGCGGCGCGCTATGGCCTGTTCTGCGCCGATCCGGTTTTCGAGACGCGGATCAAGGCCGGCCGCGAGAAGGGGCCGGACATGGGGCCGGAAGATTTCGAGACCGTGCCGGTGATTGACCCGGAGACGGGCGAACAGCTCGTCCGGTTCGGCCTTCGCTATGACCAGCTTTACGCGCTCGGCCTGCTGGCCCTGCGCCGCAAGAGCGAAACGATAGAGGCGCGCCTCGCCGCGCTGGAAGCTTGAGAGGAGACCCTGCCATGAAGTCCGACCCGAAAGTCCTCGCCCAGCTGATGCTGCAGGGCGCGATGCCCCTGATGGCGCAGATGATCACAGAGAGCGAGCCCTACCGGATGACGGTCGATATCGCCGCCCAGGGCAAGGACCAGATCCGCGCGCATTTTGCCGAGGTGCGCAAGCGCCTCGATGAGATCGAGGCCGCTGTCTGCAACAATTACGATCAGGCGCTCGGCCGTCTCGGAGAGATCCTGTCGGATGCCGGACTTGAAGCCATCGTCGATCAGGCAAAGGCCCGGATGGCCAGCGAGCCGCCGCTGCCTTCGGAAGAGGCGTAAGCACGATGTGGGGCCCGCGTCCTGTCCGTCCGGCGAGTGCCGAGGTCGAAGCCGGTCTTGTGCTGAGCTTCAAGGACGTTCGCCGAACCGGCACGCTGCGCCAGGGCCGACCGGAATGGGAGCTCTTGCGTCCGGTCTGGTTTGATGGCGTCGAGGTGCCGGCGGGGTTTGTCTTCGATGTTCACTCCCTGCCCTGGCTGCTGCGCTACCGCCAGCCGAAGAACCCGGCCTGGTGGGGTCCGCCAGCGCTGCACGACTGGGCGCTGGAAAGCGGCACGCTGACACTGAAGGAGGCCAACAGCCTTTATCTGCGGGCGATGCGCGCCATCGGCGTCGAGCCGCATCACCGGTTCTTTGCCTATGCCGGTGTCGAGTTCGGTCGCCGCTTCTTTCCGAAACGGATCACGCGGATCGATCCGGACAATGTTGAGCTGATCCGCAAGACCACGGGCCGCGAGCCGCAGCAGGTCGAAGGCAGGGGCGCGCACCGCAAGGCCGCCTTCCGGGCGCTCAGCCTGATCGGCCGGACCTGGCTTGCCAGCAAGGGAGGCGGGCTGTGACGGAGCCAGTCATCAAGGTGGATTTCGCGCTCGCTCTGGCGGCGACACTGGCGCACGAAGGCGGCTGGTCGAAGCATCCGATGGACCCGGGCGGGGCCACGATGTACGGCGTCACCAAGCGCGCCTGGGAAGCCTATGTCGGGCACAGCGTGACCGATGAGCAGCTGCGCAACATCACGCATGAGCAGATCACGCCCTTCTACCGCGAAAACTACTGGGACCCGGTGCGCGGCGATGATCTGCCCGGTGGTGTCGACTGCCTGGTCTTCGATATCTGTGTCAATTCGGGGCCGCATCGCGCCGCGATCATCCTGCAGCAATCCATCCTCGACGTCTCGCGGATCGGCATCCGCCAGGATGGCGCGATCGGGCCGAAGACCGTTGCGGCGGCGCATGCCGTCAACGTGTTCGACCTGATCGACCGGATCGCATGGCGACGGCTGACCTTCTACTCGCAGCTGCGCGGCTGGGCCTCCTTCAAGGGCGGCTGGAGCCGTCGCACGATCGAGACCGCGACCTTCGCGACCGCGATCGCGACCGGTCACGGCCGCGCGATGGTCAATTCACGGGACCTGCCGCTTGCGGCTTGAGAACCGGTTTTCCTCGCCTCGCTCCGACCCGCGATAATCGCCTCTGCAAGAGACACCCTTGCCAGACCAGAGGACTGACCCATGAAATTCCTGATCGCGCTGATCGCGCTCCTGACCATTCCATTCGTGACCGCCTGTTCAAGCGGCCTGACCAGGCTCTCGGTGCTCGACCGCGACGAGACACCTCGCACCGCTGCGGTCGAAGCCTCGGGCGCCATCACCGCCGCTCTCAACGAGATTGCGCTTTTGTGTGAAGCAGGCGGCATCTCGCAGGATGTGGCCGCGACGATTGTACAGCATGCCCCGCCCGTCATCGAAGTGGCGGAAGAGTATTTCACGTCTGCCGAGACCTGCGTCGTCATCGACGGCGCGCTTCAGTCTGACCCCGCCGCAGGCGGGACATGCCAGCGTGGATCGATCCAGGCTGTATCGAAGCGCTTTCCGAGTGTGCTGGCCTCAGCGGCCGGCGAATTTGGCCTCGGCACGCGAACGGGATTGACGCTGTATCTCGCGGGGCGGGCCGTTGATCGATACGCCGGCAACAATGATGGCGGCATGATCGATGGCTTTACCAAGGACGACGATCTCAACCGCGACCAGTATATCGAGGCTCTGGCCCCTCTGAGGGATGCCCGCGACCGGGCCGCACTCTGTGTCCAGCGGGTTGCGAACGGCTGATGCGCCGCTCGTAACGATCTGCAACCGAAAGCCGGGGTTGCCCCAAAAGCGGGAACTCCGGCTTTTTCATGAGTCGGAGAGGGCGAACGAAAATGGCTGATCAGCACGGCATGATGGAAACGATGCGCGGCAATCCATGGCTTCGCGACATCATGGTTGCGGTGATTTCAGGGACTGCGGTTCTCATCGGCGGCAAGATCGCAGCCGGACCTGACTACGCAGCATCCATGAACGAGCGCCTGACGGAGGTTGAGCGGGTCAATCGAGAGCTTCAGGCGACAAACACGGCCCTTCGGATCGAGCTCGCATCGGTGACGGCCTCGCTTGATGAAACCATCAGCTTTGAGGACCTCGTCTGTTCGATCCTCAATAGTCAGCCAGGGCTCAACTGGGTGAAGGCGGCAAACATGACGCCAGACGGCAGCGTTGAATTTCGCATGGTGTGCATGGATGCCGAGTACCGCGCTCGCTTCGAAGTCAGCCCCTTCGAGTATGTGGGCGAAACCGATTTTGAGTACTGGCCTGAAGATGTGGCGCGCGGCTTCTATGAAAATGACATGGAAGTCTACACCACGCGCAAGCCGCTAATGGTCAGGGAATATTGGGTGTCGCCGGATGGCCGACCGGCGCATGGGACGCTGACCAAATTCTATCACCGATTCCGAACCGGAAACCCTCAGACCGATATCGAGCTGATTATCGGCCACCTGCCTGTCGAAGCTGAATGAAAGCTGCTAGGCTGCTTCGCAGTCGAAACCGGGACCGACAGCGTGCAAACTCAAATCGTGGCATTCGCCTTGGCGGGCATCACCCTGCTGGCTTGTTTTGCGCTGGATCGCTGGCTGCGTCTTGATCGAAATGTCGGCCGCTGGAAGGTGCCGGAGGAGGCCGATCGTCAGCTTGACGAAGCAGCCACGCCTCGATCGTCTGAAGGACGCGATCCGTAAGCGCATTGGCAGCGGAATCGCTCTCGCTTGGATAGGGGGCGGACAGGCCCTTCCTGATTGCCTTGGGCGCCATCTTGATCGCCATGTAGACGGCCGTCTCAAGCGAGCTTTGACCGCTGCGCAGTTTAGCCTTCTCGATCTGCGCCGCGAGCAGTTTCAGGGCTTCGTTCTCCTGGCTCAT